TATTGTAGTAGGAGTCACCGATTCAGAGCCGAGTACTGCTACTACATCTTTTCTAGCTTTGTTTAAGTCATAGAGCCAGTCTTCTACTAAATGTCTATGCCCTTCAACGTTTAACTTAATGCCGTTTAGCTGCATCTTAGCCAGTGGCAATTGAGCGGCTCTAATTAGCCCGTAATAGCGCTCCATCTTGTAGCCAGTAATAACAGAAGCAAGCTTATCTGCTATCTTATAGACAGAAATGGCGTCCATAGCAGCATACTCAACTTGCTCGAAGGTTAACTCTGGGATAGACCAATCAGAAGTTTGTACCTTTTTTAATATCTCTTGAGAGTAAAGGCCGTTAACAACTCCTTCAAGGCTTGCCTTTAAGCCTCCGTCATCGGGCTTAGCCGCGTGAAACATAAGCTTTGTTAGCTGATAGGTGCAGCCAATGTCTACTTCCTTACAGCCCTGCTTAAGGAAGAAACTTAAATCAAACATGGCATTGTGAGCCACAAATCTTTTACTTTCTAGAAAAGGAATAAACATTTGAAATGGAAGATACTTTAAATCAAACACACACGCCGCCCGGCTATTATAGGTTTGAATTAAACGTACCTTTGCTAGGTGAGGGGAGAGGGGAGCTTCCGGATTAGAGTGCCACTGAGGAAGGGCTTCAGTTTCAGTGTCAATACCAAAGATGCCGTCCTGCTCCATCATAATAGCTAGAGCATCGGCTGCTTGTGCTGCATCCTTAATATAATAGCAGGTAATTTCTTCGTCAAGAAATTTTGTTTTAAATTCTTTTTGTTCCATTTATTTCTTATCAGAACGCGCACCAATTGCATTAAGCCTAGTAGCATATCTTTCTAACAAATCTGTACAGCTTTCTAGCGTACCAGAATGCAGTTCAAAGCTATCTTTGTCTGTCAACACAGCTCTAATTGCATAAATTTCGTCTTCCGGATGCTCTGTAGTCAACTTAACAGTTATATGCGTACAGTGATCCGTATTGAATAAACCATCTTGTGTCATTATCCACATAAAAAATTCTCCTTATTCTAAAATTTCCGGGCCCAATATTTTAAACATTCAATCCCTTTGGATTGAATAAAAAGGCATGGCAGGAGTAATTATACTGCCATGCCTTTAGTACAACCTTAGAGCATGGCAAGCGCTTTCGCTTTGCCATTTTTTGGAGCGTCGGTAGCAGGGGCAGCTGCTAGCGGCGTTTCATCTGAAGTAGCTTGAGCTTCACCTTCATCAGCTACTATAGGAATCATATCCAAGTATCCGCCAGCGCGAGAAGCACCTGCAAAACGAGTGGAGTCATCCCGCACCCGCTGCAGAGCTTCAAGCTTGTAGGATACTCCGTGTCCAGTGAGAAGTGGAGTAACAGTAGCTCTCACAAACATGCCCCCCATAATGGCGTCAGCAGGAAGCTCACTTTTCTTGCCGTCCACAATATTAGGCAACTTCACATTTCTGGCAGTCAAAATCCAAGAGTCTTTGTAATAGGGGTATTTTTCGAGGTCAAAGCCGTCTCCGTCAAGAAGCACAGAATCAAGGCTTAACTTTGCTTTACGTCCTTCATTAAAGCTAACAAGCATTTCTTTAACCATAATACTTACAGCTTTTACCCATTCTTGTGCAGCTTTATCAGCTTTCGGAAGAATTATAGTAACTCCGTAACGAGGCGCTCCTTGGGGTTCCCCTGGTTTTGCCGGAGGAGCTTCTTGAGGCTTAACTAGAGCGGGCCATGCACACCTGCCAGTTGGCGTTACAATGGCATTACCATATACGGTCCCATATTTTGGGTGTTTATAATATTTAGTATTCATATATTTCCTTTCTGTTTGTTTATTGGTCTTCTGGTACTGTTTCCAGCATTGCTAGACCGTCTTTAATTTCTAGCCGGGCGTCATTGCTCGGAACTAAAATCGGTTTTGCCTCACTCATAGTGGTAAGGTCGTCAAGTTTGCCTCTACCTACGCGCTTTTCAACAGCTGTAATAGTGTTGATTTTGGGCTTTTGGAATACATCCTCATCTTTTAACCCCAGAGCATAGAGGCCTAGTATAATTTTAGCTTCATCTTCTTTCCAGCATCTCCTAGTGTTCCCCAAAACTGCCTTTAAGCCAGGAAGTGGCTTCCCTGACAAATGGCGGTTGAGGCAATAGGCCTTACAAGCCTTTAAAAAGTCTTCAATAGCATCGGCATGTAATACTATGTTGGCAAGCTTGTCGTCCGGGATAACTTCAGGAGCTGGCAGCACCACAGAGTCCGGGCTAATTAATGCAAGGCTCGTTTGGTTTTCGATTTCTTTCGCGTACGCTTTACAGATTGATTTGGCTGGACACCATTTACAGTGTGAGCCGACTTTAAAGGTGGGCTTTTTCTTAACGTATATTTGATTGGCAGCTTTAAACATCTTTTTTTCCCATGTAGAAAGCTGTTTAACAGTGAACTGAGCGCTTCGGAAAGGCGCTGCACTAAGGCATCTTGGTTGGAAGATGCATGTTTTAACATAATCAATGTCCTTTCCACTATTTCTAATCTCCTGTCTAAGAGCGCATGCATAGCTTTTAAGTTGTCCTGATTCTTCATCGACATAATTATACCCATTCTTGTAATCACAAATAACAGCAGCCCTTTTAGCCCGGTCATCAATATAGATGCACCAAAAGTCTACAGTTCCGTAAATATCTAATTTTTCATCAAAAACAAATTTCTCTTCGATGCCATAAGCTTTGTGTGTGATTGACTGGTCAAGTACTTCACGCCAGACGGTATCTCTATAATTATAAGCATTTTCTGTGTCTTCTGGCTCATAATCGGGCTGCATCTTTAGTACTCTACCTAATGCATCACTGCCGGTAAGCTTATGTTTTAAAAAATCCTCTAATAGCACAGCGCATAACTCATGGACCTTAGTTCCGCGCTCAGCTTCCGGGCCTGCCGGAGGGACTTCAATATTTCTAATTAAGAAAATGGAGCCAGGGCAAGCTACCCAGCGGTCGGAAGAGGAGAGGGAAAGTTCAGAGTGTTCGCGTTCAGTCATCAGAGGCATCCCATAAATTTTTAAACATATCTTGGTATTTATTAAAAGTTTCTACAGCTTTCTTATATTCTTTATACTCTTTGTCTGAAAGCTCGATAACTAAGCCGTATTTTGAAGTTAGTTCTTCTTCCTCATAAAAAGGATACCATTCAGTTTCCATGACTCTAATTTTCATCGTGTTATCCAAAGTATTACTAAGTTCCAAAGTAGCCTAAAAAGCACCCCTAATATGTATAGGCCTATAGCTACAATTAATAGCCAAAATAATATGTTTATAGCAGTTTGCTCCATTATACCTCTACCGCCCAGACATCAGCTGTCTTAATGTACAAAACATCTTTACACATCTTATCCACTCCGGCCCTTACTTGCGGCATATTGTAGTCATGCCCGCACATGATGCCGCCCTTGCGTACTTTAGGCAGCCAAAGGGTAATGTCAGTAATGACAGCGGGAGTAGTGTGTTCGGCGTCAATGAAGACAAAGTCAAGAGAACCGTCTTCTTGGTATACACAAGCTTTATTAGAGTGATCAATTTTTAAAGTATATCTTTTGTCAAATTTATCTAACCTCCTTCTAGCTTCAGTTAACCAAGCAAATTGCTGTTCTTGATTATAAAAATTAACAACATCTTGATACGGCATATAAGGGTCTACAAGAAGCATCCAAAGATTAGCAAATTCGTTTAATAGGTAACAAGAAAAGAAAGCCTCTCTTACTCCTATTTCCGCTCCACGGTTTTCCTTAATGGTATTATTTTGCTTAAACAACTCAGTTACAGCAGCCCATCTATCTTTAGCTCCATTGTTTTTATATTCCATTTATCCCTCTCCAAACATTAAAAGCTTTTAAATCCTCTACTTCGTTTCTATCGTGAACTTTAAAATACTGCTCAGCCGAGGCGTGAGGAGTACCAGTGGAAAGTCTCCTTTCAGCGCGGCGCTTAAGGCATTCTTCTTTTGATTTTGTGACGTAATGATTAATTTGAATTAGGTCACAAGTGGCCTTATCAAGGCGTGCCACAGCAGTAGTAATAGGCACAAAATGCTCGTCTACAGGATCAGTATCATGCTTAAAGCGGTGAGAGGTATAGCATTCAAACGTGCGGCTTGGGGCGCAAATAGTTTTACAAGCCTTGTGCGGAGTACGTTCCCGCATAGTGTATCGTTCGATTACAGGAGTAGTAGTGTAAACGGTTCTGCCATTTGAGCCGAAAAGATACCAATGAACCGTAAGCGCCGAGTACTTTTCGTAAGGAACTAAAAACCTTTGAAGATTATCATTAGCTACTAAAAACTCATCAGCGTCCAGGAAAGCAATCCAGCGGGAATCCTTTGAGTGGTCCTTTACGCAGGACTCGTACACACTTTTTACGATAGCTTTGCCGGATACTTGGACACAGGTAATTGGATAATCATGGGAAAGTCTCGCAATAATAGGCATTGTGGCGTCAGTAGAATCATTCTCATACAAATAAAAATGTTCGACTCCTGCATAGTAGTGCCACTTAATCCACTCTTCTAGGTAAGGACCTTCGTTTCGTACCATTGCAGCTAGGGATAAATAATGCATAAAGAGTTTAATATCAAAATTGAAAGACACTTGTCAACATAAAAAAGTAAATAGAGCTTATTATTAAAAACGCTATAGTAGCCCTATATATTTCAGCTGTTAGAAACTCGCCTTTCTTTGACCTGTAACTCCAGGCAGAGGGGTCAATAACGATAGGATTTAAGATAACAGGTCTAACGGGCTTTTTATAGTTTTGCATAAGTGTCCTTAAATAGTGTTTAGTATCTTTTGGCAGTAAAGAATTGCGTTATCAGTTACAATAAAGTTTCTTTTTGTGGGGGGCTTATAGTTAAAGCTAGAAGCATGCCCATTGCCTTGCATATTAGCACTCCAGATAAGGCGAAGCTTTGCAGCTTTATTATTAGCCATATACCAGGTAAGGGAGTTTAGACTCATAGTATCAAAATATGCCTCGCCGTCATCAAAATCAACTGAAACGCCGTCAGGGTTATAAATATCGCAAGCTTTAGTGTTTCTTCCGTGTCTTTCGTAGTAGCAGCCGTATAATCCTTTGTCTCCAGTGCAAGGAGAGCGGACAAATGTAGGCTGAGGTTTCCAGAGTTTAAATTCAGATTTAAAAAGATTTAAAAGTATACAAAAAGCGTGGTCAGACAAATTGTCTTCAAGCTCCGGGCAAATGAGGAGTTTTGTTTTATCAGTTATATTGTCCCGCAAAGCTACAGCAAATTTATGAATCTTTTTCTCAATGTTAGGTAGAGTCCCTGCGATAATAGCTCTATTGTACTCCGACACTGATAAGTCTTGGTATATATCAAACATATCAAAAGAGTGGTTTCGCCTAGCCGGGCCGGAGGAGAAGAAGGCTTCAAGGGCGTGCTTTATTGGGAATGCTTTACAAAAGGTTTTTATATGCCCAAAAGATACTCCAAAGCGGTTAAAAAGAATAGCAGTAGCGGGATAATAAATAGGAAAAGGATAACACCTAATAAAACGGCGAATAGGAAACGTTTTTGATAAGAGCGCATAAGCAGATACTCCTTTAAATTGTTTATTCATTTTTTATCTCCGGTTCCACTACATCTTTTAAGTACTCAAGTAATATAGCATTAGCTTCTAAATACTCTTCGTAAGCTATTTTTAAAGTAGTTAGTCTTAACTCCTCCTGTAATCCTTTTTTAGGGTGCAACATAGTAACTATAGCTCTTAAAGTTCCAGCTTTAGTAGTTAACGCTTTCCAAATTCTTTCCGGAGTCTCATCTTTCATTCCAACACCTTTTTAAAGTCTCTTACCCTATTCATTAGTACATGCTCAATAGATTCATCAAGACTATATATTATCCTCTAGCTTTCGCCGTTTCCTTCTTCGTTGCCGTAGCCATCGCTAAAGCCAGAGCCACAACCGTCACCATAATTAGACCCCTTGCCTCCTCCTGAGCCAAAGCCTGAGCCGTCGCCATTGTCGAAGCCCCAACCATCACCAATTCCAAAACCATTGTAGCCATTAATTATACTTTCCATACTGGAACGTCTTCGATAATTTTTTTGGCCACGTCCGTCACGTCTAGAATTTCAATTGCCTGCAAAAGCTCCACCCTATCAACCGGGCAAGGAAATTTGCAATCAGCTGGGTACTTTACTCCTTCCATAGCTAGTTGTGACAGAGACGCCGCCCCTTTCCAGTACCACAGACGTCTAGCATTGGTTAAAACAACTTCTTGGCCTGTTCTACTGACTAAATGCCCAGCAAAAACACCGGCGCTATAAGTTCTAACGATTACATATTTCAATTTTTCAACTATTTTCATTCCAACACCTTTTTAAAGTCTCTTACCCTATTCATTAGTACATGCTCAATAGATTCATCAAGACTATTTTCTACCGAAAAGTAGTACACATTTACCACGTCCCTCTGTCCGATTCGATGTAGTCTGTCAATCGCCTGTGAGACAACTGTAGGCGACCAATCGAGCTCTGCAAGGACCACAGTCGACGATGTTGTGAGTGTAATTCCAACACCAGCCGCGCCCATGTTTCCAATAAATAGTAGCGTTTCTCCGCTCTGGAACGCAGCCACAGCCGTTCTACGAGCGCCAGGCGCTGTGTCGCCAGTGATGACTCCAGGGTTATATTTTCCAAACGCAAGGTGTAATGCCGCAATGACATTTCTATGCCAGGCAAATAAAACCACTGGTATATCTTGGTCCAGAAGGTTTTGCACAAACTCGATAACGGCTGGAACTTTCTTTTCACCTTGTAATCTCCTATGTTCTGCTAAAGAGGCAGGCAAGGGAGGCGCTGGGTTTCCGGCCTCAAGGGCTTGCCTGATTAAATTCGCTTGGGTCTCAAGCTCCTCTCTTTTACTAACTTCTTTTGGCACTACCGCGTACTCGACAGGTAATGCAATCTTATTAAACTGCTTGGGCGGCAGGTCTTTTAATACCTCTTCTTTGGTATAGCGCACGTAAAAGTTTTGCCGGATAATTGTGCGGAGCACATCAGCGTTTTTAACGCCGTAGTAATCACGAATGGCTCTTCCACTAATATGCATTATTCTGCAATGCGAAAACTCATCGGCAAATGAAGGGAAGTCCGGAAAGCGAGAAGGGAGCATCCGGTGAAAAAGTGTGTAGCCGTCAACAATGCGCGTAGTGAAGGGAGTCCCGGAAAGCGCTAAATGATATTTGGCTTTGGGGAAAAGATGCTGCAGCACGGCTTTTGTGCGCTTGGCTTTGCTGTTTTTTAGGTAGTGGGCCTCGTCACATATAATAGCATCAAAGGGTAAATCTTGCAGGTAGCGAAGAAGATTTGCACTTGAAGCTAAATCGTAAGAAGTAATGAGCCAGTTCCAGGGAACTTTAAACATTCCGGTAATATCAGAGCCTTTAAGAATTGTGTAGCTAGGGGATAGGGGCTCGCTCCAGGCTCTAATCTCATCCGCCCAAACCAGCCGCATGATAGCAGGGCAAACAACAAGAACTTTTTTGTAGCCTAAAGTGTTTAGAGCGACAATCGCTTGAATGGTTTTGCCAAGCCCCATTTCACAGGCGTTGTAACAAGAGGAGGTGGGATTGACTCGTAAAAAATGAATGGTTTTCTCTATCGCTTCGATTTGAAACGGATAAAGAGTCTTATTGGAAGGGTAAATAAGTTTCATTTTAAAACCAGTAAACCCATTTAGTATACCAATAAAATGATAGAATCATTACAAGATTAAAAAATAGTAAACAGATTATGAACGTAATCCATAACTCAATCCAAGGATGCTCAGAGTTTTTCATTTATAAATCTGAAAGTATTTTAGCGAGTGCCCAAAGGCTTAAAATTAAAGCAAGAACACTTACTATACAATTAACAATTTCCATAGAAGGCATAATGGTTTTTATTTTTTTAATTAACATGAATGTAAATGTAGCACACCGAAAGATGGCTGTCAATCAAAATTGATAGATTTTTATAAAGATTTTATCACTAATAATTACTAGTATTTAATTCAATCAATTCCGATATGATGGAAATGCTCGGTATATCAAGGCTGAAAAACTGGTTGACAGCTTTATCAATTAAGCGTACGGTCAAAAATGCACCTGTAGTTCTTAGGGGTGTTACAATAATTAAAAAGTTATTTTATGAATGTTTCTTTGAGAATTTTTAAGGTATCTAAAGAAAGAGCCTTGAAGATTTTAAAGTGGTGTCTCTCATATTCTTTAAATTCTCCCAGGCTCATTGGATGTTTTTTATAGGAAATTACCATGAACAATATACACGAAGCTATTAAATTTTTCAAGTTCTTAAATAAGAGTGAAAAAGCGGTATTCACTTGTGCCTGGTTTGATGCAAATGGGGCCATTTTACCGGGGTTTTCGTGCTGTTTCTATAATGCCAACGACATAAACGAACTAAAATATATTTATAATAAGGTGCCGCAAATTAATAGTCGTACTGGATCTACTGGAAATGAATCAACTCTTCACACAACACTTCTCGAAACTAACGGATTAGGACGGCGCACCGAAAACATGAAAGGAGTGCGGGTACTGTGTGTGGATTTGGACCGGGTACTTTCAGCAGATGAATTAGCAGGAATTAAAAAGATGGCTCCGGGATTAATTGTCGAATCATCGCCCGGTAAATATCACGTATACTGGAAGGTATCATTTCTAATTCCGGTGGAGCGGTGGTCGATGTATCAAATTGGTTTGGCTTGGCGACTAGGAGGAGATTTAAATCTGGGACAACCGACTCACATGATGCGGGTTCCTGGGTTTGAGAGAGTCTGCAAAGATGGCACGCTTTTTGAAAGCAGAATTGTGTTTGAGACAGAGCTTGTAGCAGAGCTTACTGAGAAAGGAGTGCTTGCGGCGTGGCCTGAAATTGGGGTTTGGGCCGAGAAGGGCCGGGAGAAGTTGGCCGCCGAAAGGAAGGCCATCGGCGAGCTTGCCCGCAAAGCCTGGAAAGGCGGGCTAGTTGGGAAGGAAGGGACATTAAAGACTGTCATTGAAGCTGGTCGTAATTCAGTAATGTATTTCACCGTCAAGGATGCCTGCTACAAGGAGGGCCTAGGGCTAGAAGACGCGGTGGAGTATGGGCTAGGGCTAAACAAATGCTTTGCTGAAGGGTTAGGGGTGAGTGAGGTCCGGGAAACGTGCCGGAAGGCCTGGAACAAGGCCCAGCAGGCGCTGGAAAGGAAGGCGGAAAGGGACAAGGAAGCTGTGGCGGTCTTGTCGGAAGTGGTGGAGGTACTAGAAACTAGGCCTTGGGATATTAAAGGGCCAGAAGTAGAGCCACTAGTAGCGGTAGACGTAGATGTAGACCGGGAGCAGTGGAATAAACGGCTAGAGCTAACCAAAAAACAGGTAGAGAAAGACTTTGGGCCGTTTGATGGGGTAGAGCCTCCTATCGAGCCGCCGATTCGCACCGGATACCACGAACCAAACAAGGAAAACACCTGTAGAGTAGGGCAGGAATTGAAGCCTGAGCACCTATTTCAGGAAGTAATTATGGGGGAGCATACGGTTGATTGGTGGTCTAAAAACGGGGGCAACGGGCACAGTAATGAGACAGTAGTTTCACTCGTGGAGAGTGAAACTAACTTTTCCGATAGAGGGATAGACCCTGTAATTAGGCTAAATGATGAGTCATTTTTAGAAAATGACAAGAGTGATTTTCACTCGTGTACGAGTGAAAATGAAAATGGAAGTCTCATTCCTGGTAAGAATGAGAATGAGAAGCCGGACAAAACAGCGGACAAAAAGGCGAGCAAAATACAAGAAATACCTGAAAGCCTTATAGAAGTGGCCGATAGGTTTGGGGACATTTTATGGGGTAATGGGTCGGAGGAAGGGAGGCACGCTTTGGCTAAGCTTAGCGCCGCAGTTAGAATGAAACAGGCACACGGATTTGCTAAGTATGTTTGTTCTAGGTGGCATTTAGTAGGAGTATTTAGAAAGGATGGCATATACGCCCATGTAAAGCACTTAAGTAAGTATGGTGAGTCTATTTGTTACCCGGTAAAGCTACCCGAAGAAGGGTTTAAAAGCGTTATAGAACATGCGTTAAAAGTATTAGATAGTAAAACCATCCGGGAAGACGGGGAGTCAAAGCCTATTACAAACACTCAGCTTATGGTGCTTAGTAAAGTAGCACTGGCTTCTGCCGAGCTATGGGCAGTAGAGCCGAGGCAAAAGCCTGATATTATTGTATTTCAAAACGGTGTATTTGATTTGGGGTCAGGGCTGTTTACAGAAGATTTGATGGCTCCGATTAAGTACAGTCACCCCATATGGTGCCGCTTTGATAGAGATATAGAGGCAAGGCTTGGCCAGGGAGAAGAGGTTAAGGGGCTACTGCCAGTATTTAGTAAATACATGACAGACTGGTTTCCGGCAGACACAGGCATAGTAAGGCTACTACTCCGGTTTATGGGGTATTCCATGACAACAGACTTTTCAAAACAGAAGTTTTGTTTCTTCTATGGGCCCACAAGAGCCGGAAAAGGTTCAATAGCTAGGTTACTTTGTGGTCTGCTTGGGTCTAGTAACTACTGCTCCGGGGATTACACCATGCTGGATAATACCTTTAAAACCATTGGAATTCACAATAAGCTAGTGGTTTGTTTTGAAGAGGTGGAAGGCAGCGCCGGAGAACATGAAAAGAGAATGGGTTATTTAAAGAAGCTTTTAGGCGGTGAAAGGATAATGTTTGAAGCTAAGTATGGGCAGCCTTTTGAGGATGATGTCACTGCAAAATTTATTCTTCAATCAAATGAGCCGCCCAATTACCAAGATAAGGGCCATGCCGTAAGGTCGAGGATGATTGTAGTGGGTTTTGAGAAGTCGTTTGAAGCCGAAAACGAGGTTGACCCGGCAGCTCAAATACTCCAGGTTGAAGCTGGGGCTATTGCGACGCTCTCTGCCATCGCCTGGAGTAAAGCTAGAAAGGAAAAGCAGCCGCTCCAAGTCGACGACAGTAGAGCTCTAGACACCGGACTTAGGGAAGTAACGGATAATTTAGACTTGGTAGATACATTTGTAAGGAAATATTTGGTCAGAAATACCGAAGGAAGAATTAAAAGCTCTGTTATAACCGATTTAATAACGAGTATAGCCGAGATGAAGAACATAAAGCTCAGCGGTAGGATTGAATTAAAGATAAAGTCAGTGATCGAACAGATGTTCCCAATGAGTAGGTATGGTAATAAATTCATGTTTGATAGTCAGCCAGGTAGGGGATATATAGGCATAGAATTAAACTCTGTTTTATTATATGAGAATTATCCTGAATTACAAAACGATGTTTGCGAAGGTAAAATGCTAGTTCCTTAATAGGGTATTTGCAACTGTGCGGTTTTGTTCTAAAAGTGCCGCATGGGACGTATGGGACGCATACCTCTTATTGTTGGCTATTGAATTTAAAAGAATATATAACAATAGGAGAGATACGTCCCATACGTCCCATACGTCTGGTGGATGAAAATAGGTACCTAAAGCAAATGCTCTAGGTACCTAGGAGTTGTTTAGCTTAACTCCGGGAGTATGGTATCAAGAGTCGCTAGGCTAACACTTACAGGAATACTGAAATGCTTCCTTGCTATGTGAACTATCCTCTCGACAGAGATATTACAATCGTCTCTAAGATAGTAAATTAATCCTTTAAGCGGTGTTGTTTCACCATGGGCAGAATCGTTTAAGATAGAGATAATAAAGTCTTTTCTTTTCATATAGTTACCTATAACATATTGGTTTGACTAAGTAAATATAAAAATCCGACAAAAGAAGTTCCATATAAAACGAATTTTATGCATTCATTCATTTTTGATTGCTCCCTTCAATTTTGGGTGTAAAGAGGCCTTGGAGAAAACCAGGAGCATAAGCTCGTTTGGTTTCTTCCTGTTCGGATAGGTCACGGTGTTGGTAGTGAGCGCCTTTGACATCGGGTGAAGTCTTAGCTTCATTTACCAGCCCCGTCTGTAGGTCAGAAAATGCCCTCATGCCAGCTTCATCGGCCACAATGGCTATGTGACCCTTGGTAAATGGGTTTGGAGCGTAGGCGACCCCGCAACCGGCTATTACAGGCATTATGGCTAAAACGAATATAACCTTTATCATAAGTTTCCTTTGCAAGTTTAAAACAGTGGTTTAGTTTTAAAGAGAATCTTTAAAGTTAGGCCACTATGGGCAGGTCACGGTGTGACCTGCCTCTAGTGAACTAAACTAAACAAGTTTTGTCTTTACAAGCTTGTTCTAAAATCGAACAAATAACGGCGTGTGTTATTTGTTGGCGTATGTATACGCCATCAATCACGTAGTGGTTTTTTATACAGTTATCCGGTATTTTTATTGTTAGTATTTTGTCAAATAAGTACATTATATCGGCTGGAATGCAGCCATACGATAGAGCGAATTTGTCTGGGTGGATATAAATTAAATCCAGCAGACCTTTTGCTAAATTATCTATGTCAACTTCAATATCAGCAAATTTAGTCATACTTGTACTCCTGGTTGAATATAGTTAGGCGGTCTTCTGTCACGGCAGGCAGCACGCCATTCAATACTTCTCCAGGCAGTAGTGTCAGACAACAAAGCTAAAATGTAATATGGGCAATCAGTGTGATAAGGGCCTTCTTCTTCCCAGATTAATTTAAAGCCTTGATTGTAAAGAACGGTTGAATCTTGTTTTAGTAAGATTACAACGCATTCAACTAAGTTAGTAGGTTTATTTTTAACGGCGACATAGCCTACAGAATTATGAATACTAATACCTAAGACTTCAGTGTATTCATAAGTTAGTTGTTTGGTCATAAATTCTTTAGCGGTTTCATGTGAAGGTCTGTGTGTCCAATTCCAGCCCATAAATGGTATCTCCTATAGTTAGTTAAACCAAGGACCGCACTATTGTGCGGTCGAAGCTTTAAGCAGCTACAGCAATTTCTTGCCAATCAGAGCGCGGCAATTCAATTATTTGTCCACCAAAAGATTCAAAGTCAGTAGCCCGGTCATAGTCAGCTATAGTCTGGGAGTAAGCAGTTAAAGCATTAGCTACACCCCAACGGCTTAAATCAGCTCCTTTGATTAATGCTTGTAAGACTCCGCAAGATTCATCTTTGTTAAGACTAAATACTTCTGTTACAGCTTCAATGGCTTTAACAGGGTCACCTGTGATTTGTTCTTGTGAGGCTTCCCGGAATTTAGCAATGGCTGCTTTAAAGCCATTTTCAGAGCCTATCATGCCATTAACAACGTCACGGAGTTTAGCAAAGTAAGCCTTTTCATCTAGTGCTCTAGTCGCATTAGTGTAATACGCTTCGGCGGCTTCACTAAAGTCTAAAGCTTTTCCGCTATGATTTTTAGCAAAACCATATTCTTTGCTCATCATCATGCCATTAGTGCAGACTAAGCGGTTAAGGAATAAGCCACCTGCTAAGCGAGAATGCCCCACTTCACTATTTCTAAACCAATAGCCTGCTGTAACAACGTCACCTTTCTTAACTTCAGCTATTAGCTTTGGGGATATAACTTTAAGATACATCCGCGTATCAGTTAGTTCACTTGAAACAACTTCAAAGCCAGAGTTAAGTAATACAGGCAATATTGATTCAACAAAGGGAGCATCATCTAAGCAGCGAAAGCGGTCTGAAAGGATAGCTCTAGCCTTATCGTCTAATGTGCGGACTAGGTGGTTTTGACCTGAATTAGGAAATAAATAATTTACATTTTTTACAAGTAAATCAGGATGCTCTGTTTCAAGGTAGTCATAATATTTTTTAGGGATATTAAGACGTGAGGCTAATTGCTCTTTAGCTAAAGTGTTAAGCTGTAGTGTTTTAGTTTCGCCATTAGTAATAGCTATGCTATGCGGTGAATACATATGTAATGCTTCACCTCTGGCTATGTAATCATGTTTAGACTCTCGCCTACGCTCTAGCTCTTGAGCTAGTTCAACTAAAGTTCGACCTTGTTTCATATAATAATTCTCCTATAAAAATTTCTAATGATTGTCTCATCAGTGTAGGAATTACCTACAGACACAGGTATTCGAGGGAATACCCGTGTTTCGACATTGTTAGGAGAATGACTTAATTATTTTTCCACAAGTCCCACAATATAAATCTGATTCTAGTTCTTCTGATTCAAATATAGGGGATAAGGGATTGCCTTCAGAGTCTTCACAGGTATCATCTTGTGGGTCTGAATAAAGTTTTTCAGTGCATTCTATGCAATGGCAATCAGCATCATAAGCATAGCCAATAATATCCCAAGCTTTCATAATTTCTCCTTTGTTAGTCTTAATAGTTGTGTAAAAGTAGCTATTCCATCTTTATTGATTGATATACTAATAGTGGCTCCAGAGTCTAATGTTATTCGGCCTAAGAGACATCTGTCTGGTAGGTAAATAACAAACGGCTCTGTTACTGTTACGCCATTAACTAATAGGCCATCTATGGTTATCATTTGGGCTTCAGTCATTTGGTCAAGGGTGGCTTGGGTAAAGGCTTTCATAAGTTTCCTTAGCTAATAAATATCCAGTAATAAGCGTTTTTATATTCGCCACTAGCTATTTTTCCTGTCCAGTTCATTTTATGGCACACCACACCAGTAATTGAATCAAGATAGTAAGCAGCTATGCCTAACCAATAGCCTACTAATGTTGATTTATTTTTAGTAACGGAATTGGTTATAATGTCAGACCAGTAATGATTAGTATTCATATTATTCCACTAGTTTATTAGTTTCAGTATAGTAAACGGGATAAGGGGCTTTGCCACTGGTAAAAAAATCATGGTTTAGGCAATAGGTTTTAACGCCGTCAGTTTCAGGATTATTTAAATCCCCTGCTCCTGGAACACAGGGAGAACAATATTTGCAATAGGTGTAATAAGGGGATTTAATAACCATAACAGCAGAGTCCAGACAGTCTGTAAGCTGATAGCCTTCGCCTTCATATTCCCAGCCAATTGGTTCACAATCATAATCAGGATACTCATCCATATCCTCATAGTTATGTGCTTTAGGATAAACAGGCTCCATAACTTCACTAAGATATTCGGCAGTGTTGTTATTTATAACGCCATATCTAATACCAGTATCTTTATCGATATTGGTTTTACCAAAGCCATAGTCTATACCTGCATTGTTAGTCATAATAGTTTCTCCTATTGATAATAAATACTAGTTCTATAAACATGCCTGTCATTCGGTGATTCGGTAGTTACTCGGTAACTAATGCCATCATAATGACGGGCAAAGATAAGATTATTCGGATTTGATTCTATTGCTTCGATATGCTTTAGGAATGTATCAAGTAGGATTCTAATTCTGCGAGTCCTAAGCTTTGACCAGCCTGTCTCTTTAAGCTTCCAATAAGTTACTGATACCTCAGTCATATATTGTTTAGTCATAGTTTTACCCTCTTAAAATAAAAAATCTGTGCTTTTTAGCGGCTCTGCTAACGGCCAACATACGGCTAAAATCGATTTGTAGGCCTGTAGTTGTATTTTGTTGCTTAGGTGCATACCTAGGGCTGCATTGTGCACGATTCGCCGATTGTGAGGCGTTTAAATCAATTTTGTATGTAATCTTGTTAGCCATAGCTTAAACCATAATCATGTTATGATTTAAGCTAGAGCTAAGCTCTAGCTAGGCATTAATTAGGCCTGTGGTGGGAACACTTGCCTTTAGCTAAGGCAATGCTGTTGACCATGCCTCTAGCGAACATGCGTTCAATATTGGCTAAATCGTTATAGGTTAAGTCGGTGGATTCATGCACAGCATCCCTAATAAGATTCTTAATAGATTCAGTTAGTTGTAGGCCTCTAACAGTGATATCTAACTCGTCTAGGATAGCTAAGTTATCAAATTCATTAGTATTCATAATTTCCCCAATAATATTATGCATTTATAATTAAAATTTTAAAATAAAACCAAGGTTAGGATAATTACATACACATTTGATATATCAATTAAGATATATCATTTGTGTATGTAATCTTGTTACTGCTTTACGCTTAGTGTTGACTCATTAGCTTTGATAAATGCTTCAATGTCAGATACCTTGGTCAATAGTCTCTGCCATTGCTCTTTATAGAGTGTGACTGGGAATCTACCTAAACCATACACTGACAATGCGCCTTTCTCGCTAACTTTAAGCCGTAAATTAGCGGCCTTAGTTGATTTAAGTGCTTCATTTTCAGCACGTAACTCAGCTAATTGCTGTTCTAGACTCTTGGTATTGCCTGTTGCTATTGCTTGTAATGTACTCATGTTATTCTCCTATCAATTAACATATTTAAAACATTGCGGTTTATCCGCAAATTGACCGCAAGCAGTTTTTCAAATGCTTGCAATCGCTTTCGATTGCTTATGTAGCACTATTCGTGCCAACTTGGCACCGAACAAAATCAAGTACTTACAAAACCCCATGTTGAACTAATTTCATACGTATAAATACGTAAAACATGCACTAACTAATTGAACTTGCAAACGAATCGCCGATTGTACATTTTTGCACAATGCTATGCAAACTTTGCAAAGCGCAAAGCCATGAGCCATAAGCGCAATACGTGTGTTCGACAATGATGTATTAATGCACTTGTGTCGTTCTTGTAAGTACTTGATACTAAATACATTATCATTTTCAAATTGACCGATAAGTTATTCTTATCGGTCAATTTGGTGTAATCTTATCGGTCAATTTAAGAGGTATTCTCTTTATTATGTAATGATATCCCTAGGTTAGGATTCAAAGCCCCCGGCTGTAGTTCTACTATATTTAGTAAAACTTATCCCTACTATCGTCGCATACTTACCTTTATCCAATCAAATTACACCTTTACAACCATATCAAAAACCATTATCTTATACTTATGAAGAAACCCACCGAAAATACCTTACCCTCCCCCTCCTCCACCCCCTCCTTCCCTATCCCCTTCCTTACTCCCCAATCATCACAATCAGAAATCACTCAATCTGACATTGACACCATCAACATGGCTGCCGTTAATCTGTATAAACAGTGGTGTTCTGTCGATATGACTATTAATGAACTAGCCCGTCTATTTAAATTCACCACAGATTTTAGTAAGCACAGGCGGGCTATAATGGAGATGCCTTACGGTGTTAAAGAGACTACCAAAACTAAACGATTCATCGTTGAGCCAGTGGATTAACGCTCATGCACACTGGGAGTTTCCTTTTGTCTGGGCTCCCTTTAAAGAGTATTATCATAGCTACGATATTTGCAAAAAGTTTGATGTCTCTTATGACGACCTTTTATTGTTTGTTGTCACTGCTCCTACGGTTTATGCCTTTTTATGCGAAAACGACGCTCTTCTTATTCATCCTGACGGCTTTAATGAGCTTATTACATCCTGGGGAAAGCGTTTCTCCCCTTTTAAGCCCCTGCGGCACCCCATTACGAAAAAGGCAATTTCACCGTAGAGGCGCTATACAAGTCACAAGAGAAATCATCATTAAGCCTTATTTCCTTATTATGCTCTTCCTGTATCATCTTAGCCGACATCATGGCATACATCTTTTCGGCTGTGAATGTTTCCTCTCTTTTTACTTCTCGGCGCTGTCCTGGTGTAAAGCCAAACTTTATAATAGCTACCTGAAGTGCTAACGCAGCTGCATCGGCTTCATCGGGAGAGTGCGCCTGCGAAGGATTTATTGTTCCCATTCTAGCTTTGTACAGAGGCTTTGTTTCTAAGTATTGTTTGCCGCCTTTTACTTCAACCAAACGCGAAGTGAGCTGAACTATAGTTTGATAATCAAGCCCTCTAATCTGGTCGGCTTGGATATAACGCCTAAACTCGTACCAAAGCTCATGCGTGGTTTTTATAATTACATCAAAGCTTTTCTGCACGGTATTTCCCGACCGCACAGAATAAATCTTTAGAGGACTCTCTAATGTTTTGGCGCGAAGCCTTATTACTTCGGCAAGTGCCCGCCCCTGGCCGTTAGAGTCTACACAAAGGTTTGTCAATGGGCATCCATAGGTATTTAGCACTTCAAGCACTTTGTCTGCAATCTGAAGCTCTGCCGACCGGGGGTCTTTAGGTGAAATTACAATTCTGTGTAAGAGCTGCTCTCCTCTAAAGTCAAGTAGAATCTGCCCCCCAGACGACTGCCCAAGCACGGCTAGCCTTAAAATACAAGTGTCTCCTCCTTGACTAAACGCTGGGTCTAGGCCTGCTACGATGTTTAGTTTATGTAGCCCACTCCACTCGGCGACTCCTTGAACATTAAAAGATTCTATAAATTTTCGGCTGATAACTGTTTCATCTTCACTATCTTCTTTCCAAAGGCCTAAGACAAACCGCCAGTAGCCGTCCGAGTCTTCTCCATAGTTTTTTTTATTTTCTTCAATGCGTTCTTTAGTAATTAGAAATTTTGATAACCTAGCTCTTTGTTCCAAATTCGGCTCATGAATTGCAGGTGACTCGTATGGATTAAAGTATAAACAAATGCCATTCTTTTGCGTTGTAAGCCATGACACTTCCTTCATGGGGTCAAGCTTTTTCCATCCGCATAATGGCGTTGATAAACAGCCATGCAAGTCAAACCTGGAGCATGAGTTTCCTATGACCATGCATTTAAACTCAATGCCGCCGCTTTGTAAATTAGGTAGACTCTTTAGTATTACTGGGTCTAGGTCGGTGGCTTCATCCAAAATTACAAGCATAGCTTCTTTAGGATGCCTACCAATCCAGTTCGATATCGCCTTTTCGTCAGTCCCCTTTCCGGCAGCTAAGGCGTACATTCCATGAATCGGGTCTTTTTTATCGTATAGAATCTTTGGGGAGTTTCCGCCTAGTAGTGTTAACGGAAAATCAATAGCCATTTGATTGGCAAATCTACTTATGTACCCCCAGATGCGCGTCGAAAGCGCTTGCAGCGTTGTACTGGCGACCAGGACTGTCCGTGTCTTCGGCGACGCCATCCAGTAGAGGAGCGCAAATCTAGCCGCAAAGTCGCTCTTTCCGGTGGAGCCGCCTCCGGCGTAACTGACATAATCCCAGTTTTCGCTAGCAGTTTTGAGTCTCCTTTCATCCCAAGCGTTCCAAGTAAGCTCATAAGTTGGCCAAGCGTATTTATGCATTGCACGGAGACAGGTGTACCTGACTCTTGGATTTCCACTGCCTCTGTAGATCTTTGCCCAAATAGAGAACGGATGCGCGTACTTAATTTTTTCGCCCATGGCCATAACATAAGCTTCGTCTCCTTCTTCAATTATTTCCCAGCCTTCCGCTAGTATTAGGTTATCAAAACTGTTTTGACGCATATATTTAGGATCTAGCACAAATGTATTAATTTTGATAGCTTAAAGTATATGCCAAAGCCTTATACTGCACCGGAACCCATTTTCTATAAATTTAGGCCCTTTTCTAGGCCTAAGCGTTGGGTATTTAAAGACCCTGACTCAGGCTTTGTATATGAAGAGCAAAACGAAAAAGCTCTTATCCAGCGTATAATTAACTACAGGTCTCAAAATAGTCTTCCCATTATTAAGCATTTAGACAAGGTACTTCAGAATTATTGGTGTAGACTTCCTGAAAACTTAGGCGAATGTGAGCCTTGTAAGATGCTTGAAAGAGGACTACTTGCGTATATTAGAGGTGGCATTGCTCTTCTGGATAATCTTTGGTACGGGGAGGCCGCAAGAGTGCCGCAGGAAGAGGCTGATAGACGGGCCGAGATTTGTACAGGTTGCAAATATAACACCAATCCAGATAAGGGCTGGTTTGATATCTGGGCGGATAACATGGCTCAGAAATCTGTAGGAGATGCAAAATCTAAACATCATGTGCTTCTCTTTAATTGTGAAATCTGCTCTTGCAACCTTCGGGCCAAAGTTTTCTACAAAGGTGACATGGGGCTAAATGCAGAGCAGAAGAGCCAAATGCAAGATGTTGGTTGCTGGCAAACGGAAAATAAAAAGGAGTAATTTATGGCAGAGAATCTTGATTCAATTATCGGTGGCCGTGACGTCTTGCGTGGACAAGTAGTCCCTGATGCGAAAGGTAACTTAGTAGCTCCTACAAATATTGTAAAAACTATAACTGCTGCAAAATCTATTTATTTCAAATTTCGTGCTGAGCATGTTAAAAGGATTGATTTATATGCTAAAATTGAAGGTCTTATTGCTGGAAATCCCCCGTATAATCCAGCAGAACTTCAAAAGTTTGGACTTCTGCACATTGCTAATTTTAATACTCTTGATGCTCGCTCTCTCTACAAGCGTGGCGCTCTTGCTTATTGGAACCTTTTAAATCAGGCTGAAGTTCTGTTTAGACTTGGCTTAAAGTTTCCAGGAGATAAAGGCAAAGCTCCTGAGCTTTTGGAATTTGCAGATATCATGAGTCATCATTTAAATGACGTGATTCGCTCATGGCCAAGTTATAATACGCTTACTAACATGCACGGGGCGCAGATTGTCAAACTTGGTATCTCTCCTATTTTCTGGCCGGACGAGCGGGATTGGCGCTGGCGGGTAGTGGACCTTTCAAAGTTTTTTGTTCAGGACCAATGTCAGTCCGACATTGAACAAGTAACAGCAGTCTGCGTGGAATCGTTTTTCACGGTTCAATATCTTTTCGAAGTTTACGAAGAGATTAAAGATAAAAAAGAAGGTGAAACTCCTTGGAGTAAAGACGAACTAACCAAATTACTATTACACATGGCAAATACACATGCCAAAACGAATTACGAATTTATTGACTTTGTAGATATGCAACGCCGTCTTCAAAATGGGGATGTATGTTATGATGCAATATTTTCAGATTCTATTAGAATGGTATCGCTATTTTACAAAGAATATGATGGAAAAATTTCTCATTATATGTTTCATCGTAATTATGATAATGGTGATTTCTTGTATCGTTTCGATAATCAGTACGATAGTCTTCAAGAAGCTTTTGTTATCTTTACTGCTTCTCCGGGGGAATCTACTATACATTCAAATCGCGGCACTGGACACGAATTGTATTCTTTAGCTCAGGCTATGAACCAGATTGACTGCTCGATTGTAGACACTGTGCGCTGGAGCTCCACTCCTATGGTAAAAGGTCTTTCTACTGGGACTAAAGACTTTGAAGCCATCCGCTTTATTCCCGGAGTTCCCACAAATATAGGTACTGCTGAGTTTGTGCAAAACAATATGGGTGCTAATATTGACCAGATGATTGGTGGCTCACAGTACCTTCTAAATAAACTTCAATACAATATTGCTAACGCAGGTGACGACCCAAGCCAGCCGGACGCTTCTGTGGGTTCTGTAAGCCCCAGTCAAGCTAGAATGCAGTCTTACAAAGAGTTTGGAGTGTTAAAAAATAACATTGCCCACTACTACAATCAATACGATATAGTCGGGAAAAACATGGTTTCCCGAATGCTTAAATCAAAGAAAGGGGACCCTGGCTATGATTATGCTCATGAATGGAAGCAAAGATGCTTTGATGATGGAGTTCCTGAAGAACTCTTTGCTACCGGAAAACTTGGTATTGATGGCCTCCCTAGACACCTTAGATGCAAAGCTTCTAGAGTTGCAGGAGACGGCTCAACTCTTGCTCGTATTATGGGACTCCAAGAGCTTCAATTTCTTATGCCAACTTTCGGACCAAAACAGTCAAGAGAATATCAGCGGGAATATATTACCGCCACAATGGGTATAGATTATCTTTCAGTGTTCTTGCCGGATAGCTCAGAGTCGGACGAGCGTGCTGGAGGAGCTTCTTTAGCAGGAGTCGAAAACGCTGTCATGAAGACGGGTGAGTCTGCAATTTTCTCTATGGATAATGAACATCAGAGTCACATGGCCACGCATATCGCGTTAGGAGATTACACTGTAAAGGCTGTAGCAGGGCAGCAGATGGACCCAATTGCAGCGGATAAAGTGTTTACAGTTCTTATTCCGCATATGGCAGAACACTTTGAAGCTGTGGTGCGTTCTCCTTTCTCGGCTAATTTTGTGGGGCAGATAAAGAAGCCTTTTGACCAAATTACCCAGTACGCCAGATTAAACAAGAAGAACGCCGAAAGTATGCTTCAGGCACGTATTAGGGAACAGCAGGAACAACAACAAGCACAGCAGGCTGCTATGAGTGATGAGGCTTTGAAGAAGTTTAAAGTGGAAGCTGAAGTAAGGCGTGCTGACTTTAAAGTTGGAGCACAAGTAAGAAGAGCTGACCAAGCTAATGTTACTAGAGCCGAAGTCATGAAGCAAAAAATTGATAAAGACTCGGAAAATCAGAGACTTAAGATTGGTTTAGAGCATCAAAACAAAATGATTGAAACTAGTAATAAGAATGTGGTAGAACACACTAAGGCCGCTAATGAAGCAACCTTAGAACAAAATAGAGCACAGCTGGAAGCTATGATGGGGGTAACGCCTGCCCCTGCAGATATAGAGCCGTTATAAAATATAAGTTATGCCATTAATTGACCCTGTTGATTTATTCAAAAATTCGAAGGAAGCATTCGATGGCTTCCTTCGAGCGCTTTCTACGCTTAACTCTACAGGCGTTTTAGAGTTCCTGCGCGAGCGTGGGCAGGTGCGAGCCACTTCTGAAAGTTCAGTAAATTATGTAGCAGCGCAAGCGGCGAAAGCAAATTTCAGTTTAGGATATAATCAAGCTTTAAATGAGCTTGTTTATTTTAGAGAGCTCTTTTTAGCACATCCTGATATTAGTACCCAAGCTCCAATTGATTTTGGAGCAATGAATAAAGTGCTTGAAAGTGGCGATTTAGAACCAGAAGAAATAGAGGCACTAAGAAATGGACAACCAATCCCCACCCTTAAATAATGAAACTTCGGCTGCTCCACAAACGCAGCTTTATAACCCAGGATTAACCCAGCCTGTGGCTAATGAAGTGGCTAAAAAGCTTGTGTCCGGAGAAAGCCCGCTAGACTTTATTAAGAAAAACATTGCGGCGCGTGCGGGTATGGAGATAGTTCCAGACGCTTCTCTTAAAGCGGAAGAAGCTAAAAGAAGCGCAGATGAAGCAAAGTTAGCTGTTGAGGAAATGAAACAAGTAGTCGCAGCTGCTGCTGTAGTTCCTGTTAAAGAGACTCTACCAGTGGCGGCCCCTGTGGTGGAAGCAGCCCCTAAAGAGCTGTCTATTGACGTAACTCCGGAAGAGCCAGATACTTCGTCTGCAACAAATTTTAAAAACATAAGGAAAGTCTTACATGAAACAAAAAATGTCCTGTCAACAAAAGAGCAAGAATTGCAGCAAACCAGAGAAGAACTTGAAAAGTACAAAACCGGAGAAATCTTGTCCGATGCACTCCAAGAAAAAGAAACTGAAATAGCCCGTCTTTCAAAATACGAAAAAATAGTCTCTCTTAAAACAGCTCCTGAGTATCAGGAGAAGTTTATTAAGCCTCTTACAAATATTAAAGAACAATTAGTAGCGATTGCTAACGATTACAAAATTCCACCTAATCAACTGTTATCGGCTGTTAATGTACGCAACCAGGCGGATTTAAACAGATTTTTATCAAATCATTTAGACGATGGTGGCTTTCTAGAAGTAAAACAGCTTATTAAACAGGCGCAAGGCCTGCAGGACCAAGCGCAAGCTGCAGAGAAAGAGCCTGTATCAACGTTACAAACGTTGATAGAAGAGGGACAACAAGTAAGAGCTACGCAGGTAGCTAAAAACAGGGAAGCTATTAGAACTACTGTTAAATCTTCTTGGGATGAAGCTTATGAGGAGATTAAGCAAGAAGGTAAAGCTATTGAGCTTATCTACAAAGAAGATGACCCGGAGTTTAATAAGACTTATGTTGAGCCTCTAATAAAGCAAGCAGCCCAAGAGTACGGAAAGGCTATTACAATGCTTGCTGAAAATGGGCTAGAAAAGATGTCAAAAGAGTTTGGTAAAGCCTTTGCAAAAACGTTTCTTTTAGCACAAGCCTCGGCTACGGCAATTCCCACTCGCTCGGAGGCCGTACGTCAGTCAGAGGAGCTTTTACAGAACCAAGCAAGAAACGCCAGAATCTATCGCCCTCAAGTAGGCAGCTCTGCCCCTGGGGTAGAAACATCGTCTCAAGCAGCTAGGCCAATGACTCCTTTAGAGGCAGGTAAAAGTTTAATAAATAATGTATTGGCATCTAAGCGAAAATAAGCTATATTAAATTTTACGAGTGCTTCGTGCGTTACTGAGCCACGACTACCCGGTGCGGCAGGGGGATACGTACTAATTCGTCGGTTACGTTACAACTGTATGTAGGAAGAAATATTGTATTCAAAGTGTAACAACTTTGTAAAAGTTTATTAACTTTCTATTTTACAGGTGTATTTTATGACTGACTGCAATGTATGTGCGCAAGACATCCAAGAAGCTTTTTTACAAGCTCCCCCTCTAATCTCTTCTCAAATTATTGACCTATCTATTCAGCATCCTAATTGGTATCGGGATGTATTTGAGGTTGAAGAGTTTCCAAGAGGTAATGGAACTATCCAAGAACAGCTCGTATACCGTGCTGCAAAGCCCCAGATTGAACGTGGTTTCAATCTTTGGAAACGGCTTAATAACAACATGATTAATAACGGCTGTAATGCTTGCGCAGGGCCTGATTGTTCCTATAACTGGACGATTTGGGGTGGCTATGGGTTAGAGCGCAAGGTCATGGAAATGATGCATCGTGATTTTAGGTCTCCTGAGTATTGTATCAGCGAGATTCAAACGACCGCTCATTTCGAACAACTATTTGCTAAGATTGTTGAAAACCTTTATGCCCAGGTTGATTTCTTCAAAGAACTTAACATTGGTCAAAACGTTTTAACTCAATTAGCTAAGAAGTATGTAATTGATTCTAACGGCGCACAGCCGAATCCTGGTAATCCTTATGTTTACCGTAATGTTGGTGCTGCTCGTTTGGCGACTCTAAACATTATGCTCTTGGAGTTTTTCTATGAGCAGATGCGTAGGCTTCCTGATTGCGTACCGTATGATGTAATTGACGGCTCTCCGATTTTCTCATTAGAGTGCTCGGCTCAGCTGCTTTCTCACTTATATCGTGACGACGCACAACTTAGGCGTGATGCCCGGTTTAGCGGCGCTGCTAATGATCTCCTCATGAAGTATAACTTCATGTCAACCATTAGAGGTATGTTTATTGCGGCTCCGATTCTTTATCCGAGGCGCTTTAACTTAGCTGCTGTTACTGGTGAACCTATCGAAGTGCTGCCGTTTGTTAATGACGTTCCTTCTGAGGTCGGCGCGTACACTGGAGTTAATCCGGGGTATGAACTGGCAACTCATGAGGAAGTACTCATTCATGGTAAGTATCCGTTTAAAGTATACTACATGCCGACCGAAACGACTCTTGGAGCTAATAGCTCGTTTGGGCCAGAGTATGCATACTTCAATTCGTGGCAGTGGGTGAATCCGCAAACGATTCAAGACCCGTTCCGGCGAGTTGGATTTTTCGCAACTTCGGCAACTATTGGAATTAGCCAACAGTTCTCGAATGGCATTTTCGGTGTGTTAGTTGAAAGGCCAAGCGTTAGGACTATGGCGGTATTTCTGCCAGAAACTGCGTGCCCACCTCAACCTGTGGAGTGTAATAATAGCGTGCCTGCAACATCATGTCCGTGTCCATTAATCTTGTCGGTTGTACATAATCCTGTAACTCCGGCTAACTGGTTTATCGCGTTTGCGGTGCCTTACACCGTAGGCGTTGGTGGAACCATTCTTCTGGGCTTGGATAACGGTGGTTACATTACCGCAACGGTCGTGGCAGTGGATGCGACATTCAAGTACTTTGAAGTAACGTTCCCAGAAGGTGTGACGCCTGAGACTTGTAGTCACTTCACTTCTGTGTTCTGTGACGACAGTCGTGGATGTTCCGCTGACGTGTTAAGTGCTTCTGACTGTAACCAGGTCGGTACCGTGCAGTTAGTCCTTAACCACGCCATCAAGGCTGAAGTTGGTGAAGTTATCACCATCTACTACGGCGATGGAACTACTGGAACTGGAATTATTGTAGCGGTGGATTTGATCCACAACGTCTACGTAATTACCACCTCTGGGCCACTGTGTCAGACTAGAGGCATTTGCTCAGTGTGTGTCCCACCTGAGACCGATGCAACTTGTCCGGCTTGTGGTCACGGGCCAGTGATTACTCAGTGTGTATCTTAGTAGTGTGACGGCTTAACGGTGTGGGGGCCTTCCCCCACACTATTTCTACATATCGAAGGACTCTACTATGGCGACAGTAAACATTACTTATAAGAGTTCCACGCTACTTAGTTGCCGCTGTGAAGAAAACGCTGAAATTATTATTTGCTTAGCTACATCTCTTACAGCTACTGGAGCTCCCTTTATAAATGGTCTTCTTACTTCTTTTACAGAAGGCTCTGATACTTGTGGTAACGTTCTTTACTCCTATTACATAACTTATACAGATTCTGATTTAGCTGACCCAACGACAGCGCTTTTGTCCTCTCAAATTGAAGGCGTGTTGTGTCGAGGTTGTCTTACCAATTATATTGATTACTGGATTGGTGGGGGCGGGTTCCCCAATATTTATTTTATCACTAATGAACAGCAATTAATTGATTTTCAAACTGCTCCTGGGAGTCAAGGCATAGTTATTGCGTCATTTTCGTTAACTCAAGATGTTAATAGTTTAAAACCACTATTCATTGTTGAAAATAATAGGATTACTTGTACAGGCTTTACTCTTGCCTTTTACGGGTCTTTTAATGCAGGTTCTTATCAATGCTTTAACGCAGTTTCTGGAGAGGTGTTATTTGAACGCGGTTCCATCGATACGATTTATTCAGAATGGTTTGGAGCTATAGGGAACGGTGTAAACGATTGTTACTTAGCTATTCAAGCAGCCCTTGATTCTGGTGAGGGTATTTCACCTATAGCAGAATATGGTAGCAGGGTAGGTAACGAAGTAAAGCTTCTTCCTGGTAGGTATTTAACTTCAGCTACATTAACTGTACCTACAAATGTTTATTTATCTGGAACTAACAAAGTTGGGTCTATTATAGAAGCAAATGGTACATTTAATGTTGGGCAGTCTGTAGTTAGATTTAAATGGGCAACAGCAGGGCAGACCCATTCTACTATTAGGAATCTTACTGTTAGTGGGCATAATTACGTTGGTGTAGTTGGTGTTAGTTTTGGTGACTGGAGTGCAGGACTTGCTATTCAAAATAATTATTCTCAATTACTGGACTGTCAAATAATTCGTTGCACTATAGGTGCAAAAATAGACTCCGGTGCTATTGGTAGACATATTATTTGGGGTAGAATTGAACGGTGTGATTTTGATCAACCTAGTGATCCTTTTACGCATATTTTAATATCTTATGGCGCTAATTACATAACTATTCAAAATAATCGTTTTAGTGGTGGTAACCATGAAGGTTATGCGTTAATAACAGATGCTACTTTTTACGGAACGTATATAGATTTTGTTGGTAATAGTATTGACATTGGTGGAACTGTAGCTACTGATTGGGCAGCTATAAAAGTTAATGCTGTTTATTGGCATCGTGTTCTTACTGTTGTAATTACTAGAAATAGATTTGAAGGTGCAGGCATTTACGTTTATCAGTACATGGTTGTTCAAATAACTGATAATGAAATTACAGCCTGCCCAAGAGGTATTTTTTGTGATGGTAGAGAATGTCTTATTACGGGAAATAGAATTACTTTACCTGAAGTTGATGACCTTGTAGGGTATAAAAGTGCAATTGAGTTGGGTGTGAACTCTAATAGAAATAGATTAGATTTAAACACTTGGGGAATGTTTGGTCAAGCTGATTTTTCTCCTATTCCAATAGAAATGCATGGTGCTGGTAACATTGTTCCTAATATAGTTAATACTAGTATTACTCAAAGCGGTACTTATGAACGTGGAGATATTATAATTAGTGATGCTCCATCTTTAGGGTATGCTCAGCAATGGGCTGTTGTAGAAGCGGGTACTATTCGTGCAGGAACTCTCCCGGTTACGGGAGATGTTATTGCTGGGGATTTATATCATATAGTTAATATAGTAGGAGTTACAACAGCTTTTAGTAGAGGTTCTTATATAGATATTGCAGGGTGTACTGGATTTTATAAAATTAAAGGTCATTTTGGAACTACTATTTTATTGACAACTTCGGTCAGTAATCCAGTTGCAGGAGCTGCTATTTCAATTCATAATCCTGTACTTAAAAGTGTTGCTTATGCGTTAAACAAAAATACTACTGGTAATAGACCTACTCCTACGGCTTATGACATAGGTATGACGTATATGGATACCACTTTGGACGCTGATGGGCTTCCGATTTGGTGGAACGGATCTAAGTGGATTAAATCGGATGGTACAGATGCTGTACCTATAGTATTTTATAATGCTATTATACAAGTTCGTACTGAGGCAGAACTTATTACTGCTCAAGCCGATGCTAATTGTAATCTTATAATAGTAATTGAAGCTTTCTCATTAACCGGAACTAGGACTATTACTAAAGGTTTGTCTATTCTTAAGGGCTGCCCAATAACTACTGCAATATATGCATTAAATATTAATGGAACTTTTAGTGCTCCAGCGCACAGATGCTTTATAGCAGCTTCTGGAGAAGTTAATTTTGCAGCAGGGAGTATAGATAAGATTTTAGTAGAGTGGTTTGGAGCTGTAGGAGATAATGCTACAGACGATACTACCGCTGTTCAAATAGCATTGGACGCATCTATTGATGGTAGTTTTTATTTTCCAGTTAGACTAGCTTATAAAAAGATTTATAGAATTTCTACTTTAAATATACCGCTTCATTGTGATTTTGGTTCTGACCAGTATGGTGAGTCTAGTCCTACACTTAGAAGTAATGCAGCTGCAACGATGCTTATTTTAGGAGCGTCTACTGATGCTAGTTATACTAGCATTCATGGAATTATATTAAATGGTAATGGTACTGCTACAACTATTATTGATTGTAATGCAAATGGGCGTATAAAAATATATGATAATAAACTACAGAATGCTACTATAGGAATTGATAGTAGTGTGCGTGGTGTATACAATGAAATAACTAGGAATTATTTTGATGTTGTTGACACAGGTATTTTGTTATCTGGAACAATTGCTCATACAGTTATACGAGAAAATCATTTTCCTAATTCCGCGTGTTCTTTTTGTATAGATTCTACAGCTTTGGTGGGGTACAATATATCTATTTTGGATAATATATTTAACCCTACTGGTTGTACAGATTATATACGCTTGGTTGTAGTGAATCAGTATCAGGGTGAATTAGGTGTTATTGCTCGTAACTTTTTTGGTACTAGTTCAGCTTCTGATGCTTGTATTAACGTATCTCAATATGCACAAGTTACTATTGAAGATAATTATTTTAATGCAATTCAAGATCATCATTTAGTTATAGACGGAAGACAGACTGTTGTTAATGGAAACTTTTTTTGTAAGTCTACTGCTGCTGCTATAGATTTAACTGCAAACTCTTATAAATGCCGTATAGGCTATCAACAGTATGGCATTGGTGGCGGACCGGGAGGCTTAGCATGTGCCGCAGATATAGCTGACGCCGGTACCTTAAACTTTATTGAACGTATTCCAGCAAAAGATACTACAGGCAATAGACCAACTCTTTTAGCAACAGAGATAGGCAAATTATTTTTAGATACCACCTTAGACGCTGATGGTCTTCCTATCTGGTGGCAAGGGACTAAATGGATTCAAGCTGATGGGAGTGACGCATGAAATCAGTAAGCTATACATCGAATAATAAACTAAGTTGTGGCTGTAATGCCGCAGTTATTGTGTGTTTAGATGACGCTTTAACTGCTGCTAACGCACCTTTCATTGAAGGAACGTTAGCTTTTTCAGACAGTGTAATTAACTCTTGTGGAAGAACAACGTACAGGTATGCAGTAACTTATGATGAAGGGCAGCTTTTAGACCCAGAGTACTCTTTATTAGAAGCAGATGTAACTGGTGTTGTTTGTAGAGGGTGCCTTACAAGTTACATTGATTATGTGTCTGGAAGTGAAATAGATTCTAATTTGATTTTTCCAACAGGCCTTCCTCCTTTCCCTAGCGACCCCCCGTATGTGTTAGCAGTTTTGGATGTAACTGGAAACGTTGTAACTTTAGGATGGTATCAGCCAACATGAAAATTATACGAAGTTTATTATTCACATGCTTGTTTTTATTAGCATTAAACAGTTCTGCACAGGTTATCACCCCAACAGATACAGCCCTTACTCGTGATTTAAAATATACTATTACTCCATTTTCCATCAAAGCTGATACTGCTGATGCAGCCGATAATAAAGCGCTTCAACTTACGGGTGGAGGTGCAGTGTCTTCTACAAGAGGCGCTTATATTGGTTTGGCCGGAAACGAACATGCCAATAATGGAATGCTTCAGTTAGAGGCCGGAAATGATGCTGCAGGTGGCGTTATTTATTTTAATACTGGTGGAGTTCAACATTTAAATATTCCTTATAGTACAACACCAGCAGCAGAGCTAGCTTTTGGTACAGCGTTAAATGTTAATCCTATGCTTACCATCAGAAGTAACAAAATTGATGGAGCTGATGACGCATCTCTTGCACTTACACCAGGAGGTGCAGTGTCATATACCAGAGGTGCCTATATCCTGCTTTCCGGGAATGAGTTTACTATCCCTGGTGTACTGCATTTAGGCGGAGGGTCTGGAGGTATATTTATGTATACCGGAGGACTTCAACATTTAAATATACCCTACAGTGCTACACAAGCAGTAGATTTAGCGTATGGTACAGCGTTTGACTCATCTCCAGTGTTTACTATCAGAAGCAGTAGATCCGATGGATCTGATGATGGGATTCTTAATCTTACAGGTGGGGGTTCGTCTACTCTTGTCGGGAATCGTGGAGCTTACATTCAGCTAGAAGGCCAAGATGTTGGTGGAACTGATAAAGGTGGAGATATTAATATTGTTGGGGGACTTGGAGCATCTGGTACAGATTATCCTATTGTAACAATACGTAATGACTCAGTTGATGGTGCTGATTGGGGTAGAGTCGCTATTACTTCTGGCGGGGCTGCTATAGAATCTAGAGGTGGTCTTATCACTTTATATGGTGAGCAGTCAGCTACTAATCCGGGGCATGTACAGATAACAGGCGCGGCTCTTAATGGTGAGATAAGACTAGCAACTCATACGGCTTATCGTCTTACTATCGCAGATACTGCAAGTAGTACTACTCCTGAAATATTTTTTGGAGATGCAGGCTATAATGCTGTTACTGCAACTATGCGTTTTGCTACACATGATGGAGATGACGACTCTACATTACAAATAACTTCAAGTGGTTCTTCTACTCTTTCCGGTACTCGTGGTGCTTATATTATTTTACAAGGTCAAGATGTTAACAATGCCAATAGAGGTGGGGATATAACTTTAGCAGCTGCAGCAGGTTCTGCTTCATATACACCGTTAGCAACTCTAAGAACTGACACTGTAAATGGTTCCGATTGGGGAACTGTTGAAATATATGCTGCAGATACTTTAGGTACTACTAGAGCCGCTAGTATTGTATTACAGGGAGATGATGTTGGAGGTGCAGGAGCTGGCGGAGGTATTACTTTCGAAGCTGGAACAGGAACTGCAGCTACTTTAAAGTTTAACACAGCTGGTGCTAATAAATGGACTATCAATGCTGATGGCACTTTGGATGCGGCTATTAGTGATGCAGGTTTTAGAGCAGCCGCTGCAGGGGACCAGGCTTGTACTACTACTTGTGGTGCTAACAAAGGATGTCTTTTTGGGTATGATATTACTACTACAGCTTTAGTTGATTGCACTAACGCAGCTGCTGACTCTTGTGTTTGTACGACTACTTAAAGGGTATTATATGAAAAGATTTAAAGTGGAGGTCTCAACTAATGACTTATCAATGTAACCCTTGTGTATGTCCAGAACAACATTATAGAGATGATGGCACTTTTAAAAAAGCTGTAATTACTCTTCTTTGTAACATGAATGATTTAATAGCAGATATTGCTATTGCTGCTGGAGGAGGGTCCCCACCTCCTTCTGTTAATGCTACTTTTGCATCCTTAACTCCTGTGGCCTCAGCGGCTATTGGAGGCGCTTACGCTTCAGCTGTAATTCTTCCAGCAGATACCCGGCAAGTAATACTAGATAATCAAACTAATGGAAATGTGTATGTAAGCTTAGACGGAGGAGCGACAGATTCGTATCACATGACAGTTGGTGGGAAACAAACTTTTAACTTAGCTGATATTGGATTAATAACTAACGCAGATGTCCAGCTTAAAGATGGTGTTATTCCGTCTACTGTAGGAACATTTTTTGTTTATTCTATTAAGTAGAGTGTAAATATGACTTATCAATGTGACCCTTGTGCCTGCCCAGAACAACATTATAGAGATAATGGCTCCTTTAAAAAAGCTGTAATTACTCTTCTTTGTAGGTCATTGGATGGTTTAGCAGATATACTAATAGCTATAAGTGGTGGAACTCCTACCCCAAGTACTCATGCAGTTTTTCCAGTGCTTGCGTCATTAGCATACGGTTCAATTATAATTGGTTATACGGCAGTTGTTGATCTTCCAGACGACACTAGGCAATTTACTTTAGATAATCAAACTAATGGTGATGTTTATGTAAGTATGGATGCTGGCTGGTCTACTACATATCATCTGAAAGGTGGGGATAAGTTAGTTGTTAGTTTAGCAGATTTAGGACTAATTACTACAGCTGTTGTAAGTGTTCGTTATGGTATTGGTGGAGCCTCTTCTTCTGGGGCATTTTATGTTTATTCGATTCACTAGGGTAACTTATGAGAAAAATTAAACTTGCTTTAGTTCTTTTAAGCTTATTTGCATTAACTGCAAATGCTCAAGAATACACTTCAAGGTATTTTCATTATAATCAGTACTTTGATGCTCCAGTTCCATTTACTATTACAGCTACTACTATAGATACTGCTGATGCTAATGCCATTAGCATTGCAGGAGGTGGTGACGTAGCTGGAAGCCGTGGAGCTTTTATTACTCTAACTGGTAACGAAAAGACTACTGATAGAGGAAAAGCTATTATTTCTTCTGGGTCAGGAACAGCTGCAGCTACAATTGATTTCTATACTTGGACAGCTGCTAATACAACCGCTTTAAAATGGGCTATAGATGCTAGTGCAGTTGGAACATCTAATTTCATTTTTGGGGACCATGCAACTGCTAATCCTGTAGGAAGTATCTTAGGTTATACCTTGGACGGGGCTGATACAGGGCTTTTACATATTGCTCCTGCAGCTTTTCCTGTTAGCTCTAGGGGAGCTTTTATTGACTTGTATGGTAATGAATTTGCAGCAGCGGCTTATGCTGGAGACACCGTAATTTCAACAGGTAGTGTAGCTGGCAGTGCGATTAGGTTTGAACCAGCAAGTTATGCTGGTTGGTATATGCCTACTACAGGGTCGAATATCTTACAAGATTTAGAATATGGTGATGGCTCCTATTCATCCAGTACTGCTACAATTAGAAGTAATCGTACAGATGCTGATGATGTGTCTGTACTATTTCTTGCAGGAGGAGGGGCAACAGCGTCTACTCGTGGGGCGTACATTGGTTTATATGGCAATGAACATGCAAGTGACGGAAAGCTTCTTTTAAGCGCTGGTAATGAAGCTGGAGACGGAGGGATTTACTTTAATACAGGTGGTGTTCAGCATTTTTCTATCCCTTTAAGCACTACTCCATTAGCTGTAATTACTTATGGTATTCTTGCTGATGTTTCTCCTGGGTTCCTTGTTAGGTCACAAAAGCTAGATGGTTCAGATGACGCTTATATACAACTTACTGCTGGAGGGTCTTACAGCGGAGACAGGGGTGCAGGCATTCAACTACTTGGGAATGACTATGGTGGGGCTGCTACAGGAGGTACAGTAACTATTTCAGGCGGTGGTGGGACTACTGGTTACATTGATTTTTGGACTCAAGTAAGTAGCAATGTTACTTCTTCTAAATGGACTATGCCTATAGGCGCTGCGACTGTTTCGGACTTGGTATTTGGAACTTCTGCTTTAGCCTCGTCTATAGGTACTATTAGAGGAGCGCGGGCGGATAACTCTGATGATACTACTCTTTATCTTACAGGAGGAGGTGCTGTCGATGTTAGCCGTGGAGGCTATATTCAAATTCAAGGCAATGACGTAGGAGGTTGGAAACAAGGTGCAGATTTAAATATTTGGGCAGGTAGGGGGGATGCTCCTGATCTTAGACTTGGAATCTCATCAGTTGATGGAACTGATAATGGTACTATTACTATAATGGCTTCGTCAACAAATAATACAATTAGAAGTGCCTGGATAAATTTACTTGGCAATGATACAGGTGGCGCGGGACTAGGCGCTGGAATTACTGCTGAAACAGGAACTGGAACTCTCAATGCATTCACTGTTCTCCAAAACGGTTATAATAAACTACAACTTGCAGCAATGTCTGACGCTGATGATGTTGAGGTTATTTTAGGAGCTGCATCAACAACCCTTCCAGTATTCACAATTAGGGGGCGCACTGCTGATGGGGACGATGATTCAATATTACAGATAACTGCAGGTGGAGCATCTACTATGTCTGGTACCCGTGGAGCTTATGTTCAATTAGAGGGTGAAGATGTAGGAGGGGCTAATTCTGGTGGTAATATTAATATTGTTGGTGGTGTTGGAGCTTCTAACACAGATTATCCTATCGTAACAATACGTAATGATTCTGCTGATGGTTCTGATTGGGGTAGAATCGCTATTTCTGCTGGTGGAGCTGCTACAGGGAATAGAGGTAGTCTTATTACTTTATACGGTGAGCAGTCAGCTGTTAACGCGGGTAGCATTAATATAAACGGCGCAGATGCAGCAGGTCAGATAAGATTAGTTACTCATGCGGCTTATCGTGTTACTATTGCTGATACCTCTTCCAGTGATTATCCAGAAATGTATTTTGGAGATGCAACTTATGACGCCGGAGTTGCTACTATCCGTTTTAATACTACTGACGGAGATGACGATGGTACTTTGCGGATACTTGGGGGTAATCTCGCTGCGGCTGGCGGCACTCCATCCGGTACTCGTGGTGCTTATATTATTTTACAAGGTCAAGATGTTAACAATACCAATAGGGGTGGGGATATAACAATTGCATCCGGAGCAGGATTAGCAGCATATCCACCATTAGCAACAATAAGAACTGATACTGTAAATGGCAGTGATTGGGGAAGTGTTGAAATATATGCATCAGATACTATTGGTACAGCTCGCGGTGCTAGTATTATTCTTCTTGGTGATGACTTTGGAGGCGCTGGAGTTGGCGCTGGTATGACTTTAGAAGCTGGTACTGGAACTGCTGGAACTATTAAATTTAATACAGTTGGCACTAATAAATGGACTCTTGAGGCAGATGGAGACTTAGTTAACAATGCTACTACTGGTGGTAACCTTATATTTAACCGTGATTTATATGGTTTAGTTGATAAAATTAATACTGTAGCTGCCGCTGGAAGTGATTTAGCAGGTGCTGCAGTAATTACTTCTGTAGTTGTAACTGTTACGGGTGCTGACGAAACAAAGGGTGTTAAATTTCCCACTCCTCTTATATCGGGCCAGCGTTATGTTATTTATAACACTGATGGTACTTCTCATGTGCATGTATACGCAGGAAGTGCGACTGACAACATTAATAATATAGCTGATAATGGATCTGTGGAACTTCATAAAGCAACAGGCCTGTATTGCCATGCTACAAGTACAACTCAACTATGGTGTATTGAAGGAGCTGAACTATAATATTTTTACACTTTAACTAAAGGAGACTATATGAAAAAAGCCGTCATTTGTTTGTTACTTTTACTGCCATTATCAGCCAGCGCTGATAAGTATGAAGATGTTAATGCTGGATTAAGAGAGATTTTAATAGCTCTAGCCCAAGTATCAGTACAGGGGAAAGATGCTTCTACTTTTTCTCAGATTCAACAAGGATTAGTAAAAATGTCTAAAGACGTTACTGACCTGCAAAAGGAATATAAAGCTACCCAAGATGAAGTAAAGACTTGTAAAGATAAGTCTGTTGATAAAAAATAATATGTAAATTATCGCAGTCTATAAAGAACTTAGATAATGAATAACGACGATACGGATAAATGGCTGCAAGAATGGATGAATACCATGAGCGTACAGTTAAAAGAAAGTAAAGATAGCATTAAAAGCTTACAAGAGGAATTAAGAGAACAAACTACTAGACATACAGTTTGTAGAGAAGATTTATTGTCTAGATTTTTAGATATTGAAAAGGAATCTTTAACAAAACTAGCAATTATAGACAAAAAATTAACTTCTTTAGGTACAGTAGTTAATGTGTACTTTGGTATTTATACTGCAGCGTTAATTGTAATAGCTGAAGAACTGTTTAGACATTTAGTAAGGTAATTAGTATGACTTGCAATTGTAATGATAACGAATCGAATGAATCGAATGCTACTGAATGTAATGAGACTTGCCCTACTACTTGTGTTACCCAAACATTCGTAAATAACTGTGGCTGTAATACAGGATGCGGTTGCCAGCCAGGAGTAGCAGGCACCGCTATCCCCTATTACAACGCTGCTGAAGGATGTGAAGAATCACACAAACGAGTTTGTATTCAAAGCCAGTATGTAACTGGAGTTAGCATTTCTAATACTTTTAATATGCCTGCCTGCAACCAAACAGCTGTACTTGTTATTCCAGGGCTTCAGCTAATTAATATTGGAGTCTATCTTTGGAACACTGTTTATGGGTACTTAAAAGTAGTTTCTTTTGATTTTGCTTCTTCTAGCGTAGTTGTAGAAAACGAGTGCCTAGAAGGTAACGCTGTTCCTGGAACTACAATTCCAGCTTGTACCGTGTTTACTATAGTTGATATTCCTAACTTAGCTGTTAATGCTTGTGAGAATAGTATTGTAGACAGCGGCTCTTTGATGGTGTGCTCTGGTGGTATAATGCATCCCTTGGATGGTGCAGAGATTGGACAGATTCCAGTACTAACAGACCCTGTTAATAATATAGTTTCTTTTCAAAATATTGATATTCCCACAAGAATCTGTGAAGAATTGACTATTGATTTAACTCTTATTGCTGGAAACGCAGGCCCCTATGTACTTACTGTAACTGACACAGCAACTTTTGCTCCTGGAAATGTACTTCAAATAGGTGGTAGAACTGATAGGTTTACGGTTGTTTTAGTTACTGCTCCAACAACATTTACAGCAACAGTTGACCCACTGCCTGGTAACGAAGTTATTCCAGCAACAACTCCTGTGTGTCATATTGGATGTTGCGAGCAAATAGATTTAGATCTAGGTGATGAGATAACAAATATAACTAATATTTTTAATAACTATGTTGCAGACCCATGTTCATGGGATTTAGACGCTAGATTTGGACATGCAGGCGCTGGAGCTACTGGTGGACTAACGGGACCAGATAGTGTTTATGTGGGGTCGGCAGTCCCCCTTGCGGGTGTTGCTCTGCCAACGTTACATAATACTCTTTGTGTTAATTCTAGATATTATGTGTTTGTGTCTTATAGAGTTCATGGAAATTGTGTTATAACCACTGATTTAAGCCATTGGGCTCGTCTTAGATTAATTCCTAAATTCGCATGGACAACTGGGTTGATTGGAGCAGCCCCTGCTCCGGTGCCTGCTGCATTGTTTGATTGGGATGACTACTTAGTATATAATTCAGGAGCTTTTATACAGCCAATGGCTAAGACGTATACATATAGTAAAATGTATATTTTAGGTGTAATTCCTGGTAATGAACTTAAAATGTCAGCTCAGCTAACTGTAGAAATGCCAGTGTCATCTACTTCAAATAATGTTGTGTCTTATATTGTACAAAGCATACGGCTACAAATTGATGCGTTTGAGGCTTCTTATTAAAGGATTGTTTTATGACATGCAATTGTAACAATAACATTGAATCAAATGTATCCACTTGTGAGAATACCCTTTGCCCTACTTGTGGGGTAACTTCCGGCTCTTGTGGATGCATGACCGGAGTTGCTGCCAGCGCTGCTCCTTATTACAATCAAGCAGCTGGGTGCCAAGAACATCATGTAGATGTACGTATTCAAAATCAATATGTAACAGGACTTCCTGTAGCAAATAGCTTTAACCTTCCTGCTTGTGGGGAGCGTGTCACTCTTACGATTCCAGGGCTTCAGCTAATTACAATTGGCACTTATCTTTGGAATCCTTTGTACGGATATTTAAAAGTTATTTCATTTGACTTTGCCACTTCTACAATAATCGTAGAAAACGAGTGCCAGGACGGTAACGCAGCTCCAGGAACGGCAGTTCCTGCTTGTACTCTTTTTACTGTAGTCGATAGTCCTATAGGAATTGATAATCCTTGTACCAATAATGCTGTAGCTGATGGAACACTAATGGTCTGCAAAGCAGGAGTTATGCAGCCCCTGGACGCTACGGCTGTAGGACAAGTGCCTGTATCTCTAGACGCTGGAACAAACGAAGTTCAGTTTCAAACGTTAGATGCTCCTATTAGTATTTGTACTGAATTAACTTCAGATTTAGGGCTTATTATCGGTAATGCTGGGCCTTATACAATAAATGTAGCTAGTACGGTTGACTTTGCCGCTGGAGATATTTTTATTATAGGTGGTAGGCCTGATAGGTTCGTAGTTGTTAATGTATTATCCCTGTTTCAGTTTACAGCTACTGTGTCTCCTGCTCCTGTAGGGATGGATACAATTCCAGCTGGAACTACAGTTTGCTTTGCCCCTTGTTGTGAGCAAATTGTTGGTAATCTTTGCGGGTTAGATTTGACTAGTAGATTTAAACGTTATGTAGGTAACGTTTTACATACGTATACAGGACCTACGGCTGTAACAGTTCCAAATGTTCAAAGCTCAGGGTCTACCCCAATACAAACTATTACTAACTATACTTGTAAGGTTGTAGACGTATTCATCTTAGGTGAGTACAAAGTATTTGGAAAATTTAGTCCGTACCTAGATGGAGAAGCAGCGCACTTAGTAATTACTCCAAAATTTGGATTTTTATATGAAGCTATTGGTGGAGTAGGCGTTCCAGTAGAATCTAATATATACGCGATAGATGATTATGTAGCATTTAATGGGGCTGCTGCTGACCTTATTAAAGATTGGGTAGGAACTTGGGGTAGGATATTGTCTATTAATCCAGGTAACCAAGCTAGGTTTTCTAGTAGTTTAGACTTTAAATATTGGTTTGGAGCTCCTAATAATTACACAGTTGACCAGCTTCAAGCTAATTTACAGTGGATTGCTCTAGGCTTTTAAATGGCTCAGTACGTTTTAGGACAAGCAAACGATTTTATAGGGGGTCAAAATGCGGCCCTTATACCTGACCGTATTCCTGATAATTGTTATGCAGCTGGAGTAAACGTATCTACTAAAAAAGCTTCTCTTCAACCGCGCTGGGGCTTTGAGCGAATGACACTTACTTACCCAGGGGGCGGATTCTTTAATGTTAATAATCAATACATTTCTTATAAAGAAATATTTGAATCGGGAAAGTTTCAATTAATGGCTTCTTATCCGGCAGACCAGATAGAGCGGTTACTGGTAGTAATTGCTGGACTAATTTTTATTATTAATGTTAATGCTCATACTGTAACTTTAGTTCCTATTGCAGGCGGGTCTACACTTAACCATAGGGCTCCAAGGTTAAACTGGACTCCTGCGGGGAAGTCCATGATTATTTTTGATTTTCCAAATTACCCGGTTATTATTACAGGGACTACTGCTAGACGGGCTAATCCATTAAATATGGAAATACCTGTAAGTACAAATGGAGCCTATAATCAGAGTAGACTTTTTATCGCTAATGCTGGAAACGAGTTTACAGCAGGTGACCCTGTAGGGTTAATAGACCCAACAGCTATCCCCCCTATTGACCCTCCACTTACCTTTCAAGAGGTAATGCTTCCAGCCTCTACTTATTATGGACAAATTTTTCAGCTTACAACTCAGTCGTCCAATGAAAACATTACGGCTATGGGGTTTTTACAAGTTTCAGATATCTCGACTGGCATTGGTCCTCTTTTAATAGCAACGTCTCGTTCTATTTATTCCTATAATACAACACAGCCGCGCTCTGCTTGGGAGCAAGGGCAGTTTGGGTCACTCCTTACTTATAACACAGGAGTTGTAGGCCCAAGAGCATGGGCAAACGTTAACTCTGACTTGTTTTATTTATCAGCTGATGGCTATGTTCGTACTCTTTCAATGAGTAGAGACGAACAGTCTCGTTGGTCAAAGATACCAATTTCTAGAGAAGTAGAGCCTTGGATGAAGTATAATGACCCAGCATTAAAACAGTTTGGCTTTGTGTCTTATTTTAACAATAAAGTATTCTTCTCGGCTAATCCGTATCGCATTCCAGCTATGGATTACGCCACTAGAAGGCCTATTGCAGATTATGCTCACTCAGGGTTTGTAGTGTTAGAGCTTGATAACTTAACATCCTTTGGAGCTCCTTCAAGCCCTACTTGGGCAGGTCTTTGGACAGGCGTTAATCCAATGGATATGGCGGTTCTAAATGAACGTGGCTTTGTTATGTCTAAAGATGCCTACAGCATTAATAGCCTTTGGGAAATTAATCCAGAGATACATCATGATACTTCAGACTGTAAGATTCGTTATGTTAAATCTCGCGTTTACACTAAAGAGCATGACTGTGGTGACCCTTTCATGAACAAAGAAATCCACTCAATGGATTTAAACTTTGACGCTCTTAAAGGAGACTTTAAACTGTCTGTTGAGTATAAGCCTGGGCATTCTTCTAAGTTTATTCCTTGGGGAACTATTGATTTTAAAGTGCCTTGGCGTGAGTGCAAGATGCCCTGTAACAGTTGTTTAGAAGGCTTTGCAACGCAAATAATAAGAGACGTGACTATTGGGAGCCCTAGTGGAGAGACTCTTGCTTGTAACCCTGCTACTAGAGAGCTTTATCAGATATTTAGAAAAATTCAATTAAAGCTTGATGTTACAGGGATGTATTGGGAGATTCATGAATATAGGGTTAAAGCTATCCCTAGGACACAGGAAAACCAGGAGACGGTGTGTTCTGAATTTGGTATAGAAGCTATGTGTGAAGATTGTAATGATGATTGGTGTGTAGAGGATTTTAATATATGTCAACCGACAACGACGTAATTTTAGGTGCTTTAAAGCTAGTAGGTAAGCCAGATTGTGAATGTTTCACTAGCTGGTCAGATTTTATCTTAAAGCTTTCAAGCTTCTTCGCGGTAGAAATACCTAGTAATATCACTAACGTAACAGTATCTGTTAGTGAGCCTACTGATGACCAGCAGGATAACGTTTGGTTTCAGCTAAGCCCTTCAGGCAGCTTTGAGGGGATATTCATTTATGCTATGGGCGACTGGCAGCAGATATTCCCACACCCTAATGAGATTGTCAGGATGTATGGAGATAGTAGAACTGTACCACTGGGGTACATGCTTATCGACGCTTCAAACCCACATTTTACAGTAGCACAAATTGCAGCTATTCAGGCTGCTTGGCTTCCGTCTGCGGATGGGTTGGCGTATGCTGTGTTTGATGTAACTTATGAAGGATTTTAATGCATTATTTAGGCTTTAACAAAGTTTTAAATTAGTGCATAATGATGTTGGATTGTGTTTAAATACTTGTATAAAGGAGATTAATATGGCTGGATATGTTTCTACCACTGATGATGCAACTAGGGCTAGAGTAGCTGCTGGTTATAAGGGTGGCATTTTCTTCAAAACCCCAATTCTTCATCCTGCTATGACCATTGTAAATGGTGTACAGCCGGAAGTGAAGGCGGAGTTTATGTCTAAGGGAATTCCTGCAATTAAAGTAGAAGACCCTTGGTATTCTAGGCGTTAATAGGAGAGTCTATGGCTAAGCCTCTGTTACCGTTATGTTCTATTCCGACTATCGCTGATAAGGAAGGGCAGGGTTCTAATACTTTTCACTGGCTTCCTTTTTATGGCTATTGGTCGGCAAGTGGACAAGTACTTGCTTTCCCTACAATGGAGGTCCGGCAGGACAATACCATGCGTATGGGAGGAGTAGGTATGCCTAATACATATCAAAAAGATTGCTGCACTTGTGCCGCTGGATATGATGATCCGTTTTTTGATATCTATCGGCCAGTTCCTAGAAATTAGTAGTTTGTTGTATTTATTTGATTGGAGATTAAAATGTCTAAACCTTTGTTACCGTTATGTAGTATTCCCACGGTTGCTGATAGAGATGGAAATGCAGGAGCAAATGCAAAATTTTTGCTTCCTTTCTATGGCTATTGGGCAGCTAGTGGACAAGTGTATACCTTTCCTTTTGGTAATATCAATCAGGATCATTCGATGCGTGTAGGTGGCGTTAGTATGCCTAATACGTATCAGAAAGATTGCTGCACCTGCGCTGCTGGTGGAGAGAACTTTATTGTTCCGTTAAACCCTACTTAATTAGTCTATACTTTAAGGTGTAACTAAAATGGGTTGTGGCGGGTGTGGTCATAAATATTTCCGCTCGCCTCGTCCTAGACCAGTAGGAGCAGTAGCGGGAAGTAATGGTGTAGTACGGCCTAGGGCAGTGCAACAGTGGAGGTATGTTTCTAAAGTGGCTGATGGGCTTCCAAATCCTCAACCAGTAGTACCTAAACCAAAGGAGGGTTAAGTGCCTATTACATACGGTGATGCTAGAACTACTCTTGCTAGGTATGCTGGGCGTGGTGGTAAATGTGTTGTTGGCAAAGAAACTGATTTATTTGTCAAGAAAGTTTTACAGCATATGCTCTTTAAAGGGAGCTATGGAAACTTAAGGAAGTTCTGTTTCTGCGCTTACAAGGGGTGCATTACTATTCCCTATGAATTGGAAACTCCTCTAAAGGTTAAGATAGGAAATCGCGTAGGTACTGTCTGGGATAAGTGGTTTGAGTACTACAACATTGGTGAGATGGAGTCTTGTGTTCCTTGCAGTGACGCCATGTACGAGGAGCCCAATAGGTTCCCTACAGTCTATGACGCGCCTTCTGGCTCTAGAATTGGAGTGTTAGCAACAGCCTGTGAAGCTACAGATGCCCATGTAATTGTGCAAGGTAAAGACCCTACGGGCCGGGAAGTAGTTACTAATCACGAAGGCACTCAGATTACAGGTGAATACCTTCGTATTGTAAAAGGGCAACTTAGGTATACTCAAGTTTCTTTTGGTGTAGTAACAGGCATTCAAAAGACTCAAACTAATGGTTATGTACAACTCTTTTGGGTAAATCCTAGTACAAACATAAAAGGCTTTTTAGCTGATTATGCTCCCAGTGAAGAACTTCCTTCCTATCGCAGATATAAGTTAACTAATCCTTATTGTACGTCTACTGTGCAAGTTTCAGTATTGGGGCGCATTAGGCTTAAAGATAACTACGCCGATAATGATATTATTCCTTTTGAAAATCTTTATGCGCTGGAGTTAGCAGGGCAAAGTATTAACGCTAACTTTAACGATGACCCAGAAATGGCAAAAGCAAAAGACGGCTTTTTACAAGATTCAATTATTATGGAAGGCGAGTATAAGAGGGTGCAGAATGGACAGCCTGTTGACATTATGTATATGACTAGTGCTGGAGCAGTTAAGAATATTGTGTGAGGGTAATTTATGGCAGAAGGTGAAGGCGGAACCTCTGGAGGACCAGCAGTAGCTCCACCAGATTTATCAGGTGAATTTCCTGGCGTAACAACGGCTAATTTTCAGAGCATTAAAGCAGCTCCGTATAAGCCTATTAAACCTATGCGTTTTGCAAAACGTTGGGGAGCTTTTAACAGAGCTGAAATATTAAAAAACTATCAATTAGCAAATACTATTGCTCAGCAAGAATTAGATACTGAATTAGCTGGAATGAGTAAGTTTGCCCCTGCCGCGTCTGCTTTGAAACGCACAGAAACTGCAGCTGATAATCTTTTTAACCAACAGCAAAGAACACAACAAGTTAATTCTACTATGCCCTTAGCTCAACAGCAGCTATCTGACCAAGCAGCCAGAGCTAAATCTTATGCGGAAGGCCGTGCTCCTGATTCAATAACTGATAGAGCTTTAGAGCTAAATACACGCTCAGCCTCAGCGGACAGGTCAGCAGCTGGAGGCTTTGGGCAGTCTAGTTCAGTAGCTAGGAAGGCATCTGATTTAATGTCAGCAGAGCAGCGCATACAATTATCTCAATATGGTGACCAGCTTACTAACTCAAACATTCAGACTACAGCAGGCCTTATGCTTGCTCCTACTGCTTACTCAGATGCCGGGCAACAGATTCGTACTATGCCTGAAGTAGGTGGGAGTCGCTTAGCTGCAGGAGCTTTGAGCGAAGCTAATCAACTTACTATGATGCAGCCTGGTACTGTCTTAAGTGCAAGATTACAGCAGCGTCAATTTATGACAGGACTTGAGCAACAGACTAGACAGTTTAATGCTCAAGGTAATTTTGCTGAATCACAGTTTAATGCTCAAGCAGCTAATCAGTTTGCTTTAAGTAAGTTTGGTTATCAGGTAGGTTTAGCAGGGGTTCAAGCAGGTGTTGAAACAGCTAATAATAATACAGCTATGGGGCTCCAGCAGCAGCAACAATATGGTCAAATATTCCAAGACCAAATGGCAGCAGCTCAATCAGCAGGTCAAGTAGGAGCTATTGCTAGCGGTGGAGGAGCTGCTGGAAGTCTTATCCCTTCAGTTATCAATGCAGTTGGTGGGATGTTTAGTCCTAATAATACTCCTAATCAAAGTGGTTATGGGTACACTACAGAACAGCCAGGTGACCCATATGCTCCGGCTAACGTATTTGGAGCAAACGAAGGGAACATTGAGTTTGGGACAGACGGGCCCAGTATAGATGGTCATATGGTAGAAGCTCCTGCCCCACAACCGGGTGATCCTATTTCCATGACCCCGGAATATCCCGATACTTACCAGCCTGATTTCTCTAATGGTACTCCGGACTTTGATGCACATTATGGTGAGTCTGAAAGCAGTGGTTATAACTTCATGGGAGGCACTGGAGGTGGAGGCGCAACAGACGGCTTTAACCTAAAAATAGGTAATCCTGGTTATCAGTTTCAGCAAGCAACAGGGCTTCCTTACCACTCAAGCTTTCAGAATAGTACAAACTCTATTATGCAAACGGCTGGCATGACCACAAATCAGCAAGCTATACCTAACTCTGTAGAGATTGGGGCTAACTACGAAGGCAAAAAAGTTTATTCAAATCCTGTGCTTTCTAGAGGAACTGACCCAGAAGCAGGTACTAGAATGGTGTCAACATTAGGTAATGTAATGGCTCCTTTTGGTGCTTTTAATGAAGCAGACCAAGCGAAACTTGACGCAGTAGGACTTGCTGCAAGTGATCCAGAGCTTATTAATTCTTTGTCACAGTCTGCAGGTAGGGGAGACGTTCCATCCTTTGTAAATGCAACACTAAAGCATTTTGGAAAAGATGCTTCAAAGATTGCTAACCCACCAGACAAAAATGGCCTTGCCACAGCGCACGCTTCTTATGAAGTAATGCAAAACTTTAACCAAGCTAGTCCAGAACAAAAAAGCCTTCTTGTAGCTGGCATGGGCATGAAGGCGGCAGACTTCCAAGGCAAGAAAAGTTTAGGAGAAGTGATTTTACCTAAGACTTTAAAGCCTGCCACAAAGCCTGTAACTGCAGCTCATGCTTTGAAATGGTTTTCACAAGGCATTAACGCTTATCCTCTTACTAATAAATGGGATCAGTTTAGTGTTATTGCAGCAGTAGCAGCAGGGTCTAACGACCCGGATACAGTGGCACAAACTGCACAAAGACTTGGGATGCTAGGCGCTGGTGTAGGTGGCGCTGAAGTGCCAGGGATTACAGCAGAGAGCTTAGCTAGAGATGGATGGGGTGTTAGTCCACATTTAGGCATTGGTGCTATTATGGGGGCTAAAGGGTCAAAGCTTCCTAATGGCTTTGTAGAAGTTCATAACGATGGCAAAAACATTGTAGCAGCACCAAAGGGCACAGCTTATACAGCGAAGGGTGCGATATCGAAGAATGGTCTGCAGTCAGTATCTTATTCAGGAGGGCCAACTAATAGTAGACCTCTTACTGAATGGGAAAGAGGAGAGACTACAGCGGCTGCAGGTGGAACAATGCCTGATTTTAATGTAGGGGCTGCAGCTAATGCTGTAGCGGCAGCAAATAGGTTTCCACAAGGTGGGCCTGATTCCTATAATGATAGCGGCTTCGATAACAACAATATAAATATGACTCCTGAGCAGTGGATGGCACAGCAGGAAGCAGGCACCGTTGCGCCTGGAGTACCAGGCAACGCACAAACAGCTCCTGGAGTACCAGGTAATGTACAAACAGCTCCTGGAGTACCAGCTAACGGAGTACAAACAGCTCCTGGAGTACCAGCTAACGGAGTACAAACAGCTCCTGGAGTACCAGGTAATGGAGTTGACCCCGGTAGATACCCATCTCTTAATGAAGGTACTACTTCTGGTATACAGCCCGATACAAGTAATTTTGTAAATTACAATCAGGGTGGAGCCGCCACTATGGCAGGCTACCCTTCAGGCAAGCCAGTAATGGCACAAGGCAGCACTAGACAAAATGCTAATCAACTAGGTGGTGCTGCTAAGGCTCCATCTGGCTGGTCCAACTGGTCTGTAGGCAAAGACAATAACCTAATGAGCATTGGAGATGTCCCAGGGTTAAAGGGATCTCAGCAAACTCAGAAGCCTCAAAGCACAGCACAACAAGCATTAGGCTGGAGTCAGGCGGCTTTTAATATCTATAATATGTGGTCCAGAAAGCCAGGTACTCAGTCAGCAATTCAGACAGCTGGTATTATAGGGAGCCAAATTGATAAATATAATCAGAATCAAATAGCTGCTGGTAAGCTTCCCAAAGGAGAAGGAACTAATTACGGGCAGTATGCTGGAGCAGGATTAACTGCATATAATGCTTATGAACGATATAAACAAGGAGACGAAGCAGGTGCAGGACTTACTGGAGTTAGCGCTGCAGCACAGGGCTACGCTGCATACACTGGAAACGCTGCGGATCTTCAGAACGCAGGATATGCTGGAGCCGCCTTACAAGCGTATAACGCTTATCAAGCTTATAAACATGGAGATAAGGTAGGTGCAGGTGTTGGGGTAGCAGCAGGTGCTGCTGATTTATATGCACCAGGAGCAGGCTCAGTTATAGGCGGAGCCTACACAACGTATCAAGGTTGGGGCTCAGGAGACACTAAGAATGGTGTTATGGGCGGAGCCATGATGATGGCCGGAATGGCTATGATGGGTATGCCGCTTATAGGAGCAGCCTTAATGGCTACAGCTGTTATCAGTAATTCTATAAAGACTGGAAAACACAAAGATCAGAATGCTAGGGATGCAATTAGAGAGGGTTGGCAAGAACAAGGTTTCCTGGTTGATAAAGAATACAATGTAACTTTAGCAGATGGCTCTTTAGCTAATATCGGTGTTGACGGCGGGGGCGGAAGACATGAGGCTACTAATAAAGAGTTACTTACTGACCAAGAGAACCGCGACAGGCCGCTTAATGCTTATGACGTAGACTATACTAATGACTTAGACTATGCCGCTAGCATGGGCGGAATGGCGCTTACTAGACTTCTTTTTGGAGCTAAAGCTAAAAACATCGACGACATTGGTGGACAGCTGGGTAATGCTGCTCTAGGTAATATCGGCTTTAATAAAGAAATGACGCAAGAGAATTTTAATACGATGCAAGCCAATATGCGGGGCTTCTATGCTAAGGCAGGTATTGGGTCAAAAGAAGACTTGTATCAATTAACAAATGCCGCTTTTGCTGAAGGGCGTTTAAGTGAAGCGGATTACATGGCAGCGCAGCAGACGGCTGAGATGATGTTTGGAGATGGAGATAATGGATACAACCTAGCCAAACAATTGTTATCCGGTAGACACCAAGGAATTGATGCAGCAGGTAAAATCAATACTGCAGATAAGAGAGAACCAAGTGAAAAAGAAGAACCTACAGCAGTAGACATGGGTATGGCTGCAGGGGCAGGGGCTGGTAAGCCAACAACCGGAGCTATGGTCTCGCCAGGGGTAACAGGGTCTGAGATGTCAATGAATCCAGCAGCTGATATGTCTGTTTGGGGTGGGGGCGCTGAGAGCCCAACAGCTTTAGCAGGTACAGATATAGAGCAATATGGAACTAAACCTGCCGGAATGGATCAGGCAGTTAATCAGCCTATGTACTTTAAAGGCCCAAGAGGTCTTTCGGTAAAAGACATAAAGCCAAGCCGTATGACTAAGGCTGAGCTTCAAGCAAGAAATGAAGCTCGCTACGCAGGGGGTGCATAATGGCCGGAGCCTATGACTTATTTACAGCAGTTCCAGAGCCTAAAATATCCCTTAGTCTCTTTGGCGACGCAGCAACACAGGGTATAGCTGCAGGAAATGCCTTACCCACAGAGACTACAGCAGCTATTAGGGGAGCTATGCAAGGCTTTGAGACTGGGCAGCGGATGCAGTCTAATCAGCTTACCATTGAAAGGCAGGGCCAAGAGAATGAAATCAGAGCTAATCAAATTGAACAGCTTCCAGTTCAGAATGAGATGGATCAAGTGCAACTTCAAAATGCACAAAAAGTAAATGAAATAAATCAGATAAAATTAGAGATGGACCAGGCTAACAAGCAAGATAACTTGGATGCTGAATTAGCTAGGGCGCAGTATCAGAAACAATCTTACGACCAAAAGAAAACATTAAACGAAAAAGCTTCTAGCTTACAGTCTAAGTACGCTCAAGCAGATCCTTTAGCACAAAAGCAAATGCTTTTTAGCGGTGAATATGATGACGTGTACGCAGCAGAGCCTAAACTTTATGACCAGCATTTAAGCAAAGTATATGGAAGCTTAAATGATAGCGAGAAGCAGGCAGCGCTCCTAGCTTCTGGAAAACTTAATATTAATAGCAGGCATGAAGCTAATTTAGAAAAATACACACGAGAGTTGTCAAAGGCTAAAGAGCAGTTAGATGGAGATTTTGATCTTAAAAGAGCTGCTAATGCAGTTAATAAAAATCCTGAAGATGTAGTAGATGAAATAGAACCAGTTGGTGCTGGTCAATACGAAACTAAAGATGATGGTACAATTATATTTGGAAACGATGGTAGGCTTAAACAGAAAAAAGGTTATGTAGAAGGAGCTGATTCTAAAGTTAACCTTAGAATAGGACCTAAAATTGTAGCTAGAAATGTAGATAAAAAAGTATTAGATAAAATAACTGGTTTT